TTCCCGCTCGTCACAATGGAGTGATCGACAGAACGACCTTCATGAATGCTATATATATGCCGTAAATGCGTAACGTGTAAAAAAAAATAAAAAGGTAAGCAAGGTAAATATCCCCCCACCCACCCCGTTTTATTTTTTATTTTAAAAACCCCACTGCGCAGTGCTTAAACCCCTCTGCGCAGGGGGGCAAGCCCCCCTCCTTAGTATACGTTCAAACTCTTCGTGTACGGATTTTGGCGAAACGCATTCAAAATGGACGGATCGATGCGTTCGGTTCCGATATTCATATCATACGACTGCGGCATACTCATTTGACCGTACATATCCGCACTTGGAATCTGGGACGGGGCGTTCGACGGGACCCACAGACGATTATTATTTCGGTCACTTTCAATCCTGGCAACTGAAACATTGGTTTCGGTACCAAGTAGCGCCATACTGCCGTGATTGGTACGCGCCTCGTACGATTTATTAACATTATGCTGCTGATTGTAGGCCGCATTGTACAGGGGGACTCCGGCCCGGGTTGCGGCTCCGCCCGATGTGCCCAGATACTCAACGCTCGTGCTTTGGCGCTGGGTCGAGTTCAATACTTGTTCGGTTCGGCCGTTGCCGTATGACCCAACTGCAGTTCCTTGGCGGTTAATATTCAAATGGTCCATTGAACCCAGTCCAAGGGTGGTTTCTTTCACGGTTGTAGGCAAGCGGTCAGCAGGGTTAAAGATGGTTCCGGCAGGTACGACGGACTCGGCATTTCCATAGAGTCGCGGGTTTCCAGTTACATTTTCTTTCCTTGACGGCCGTAACGCATCAAGCACGGGCGCAACAATTGCGCGCACAATTCCGTAGACTCCTCCCATCTCTTGTTGACGAACTGAAGTGCGGTTATTGTGCGGTAGGGTATACGACTCGTGACCAAAATCGCCCTTCGTCGCCGCGTTCTTTTGGGCTTGGTACGGGTTAATCATCGGCGTTCCATCGTATTCTTGACGTTTAGTTTCCTCATACGAAGTTGGAGCGTACGTATTATTTCCACCCACATTCGAATTCACACCATAGTACTCGGCGCTAGTAGTAGTGCGGTTAACGTCTCGTTCAACTTCAGCTGCACGCAAGGTTGGCGCTTTTTCTTGGCCAGTGGTTGTCAACCATCTGTCCGGGGTGTTTACAAAATACGTATCGGGTAAATTCTTCTCGAATTTTCCTAAATGGGTGGAATTTGCATATTCTTTGATCGATGAATTCGCCGGACCTTGGTGGCCGTCTAAACTGAACGTTTGTTTGGGATTGGTCAATACACGCAACTCATCAACGCCGCGGTCGGTCCATTTTTCTCGCGCTTCTAATGCGCTGTTGTATCCCGCACCCGCAGAACCGTTGAACCCCTTATCGAGACCAGGGGCAACGCGTTCCTCTTCCCACGGCTTAACATTCGATATTTTAGTAGACGGCATCATGCGCGACTGTAAAAAGTCGTTGTTGTTTTGCATACCGTGCACATTGTTCATTTGATTTTGAGGGGCAAACAACGGCGCGCGCTCCCGTTTTCGAATTTGTTGAGACCCGGTTCCCGTTTTATTATCAAAGAGGGTTTCGTATACGTTAGCTCCAGTTGTAAATCCGCGCATCTTACTTCCAAAAAACGGCACCATGTTGTTATGATTAAAGTCGCTGCTGGCAACTTTACTTCCGGACAAGGAGATAAACTCGCCCGTCGACGCGTATTTATCGCCAAATTGATTCCCCTCCGTTTCTAATTTTTTGGCAAGGTCGTCATTGTAGTATCGATCCATTGCGTAGTTTGGGTTGTTGTATGCGTTGATATCGGTTCCTACCGAAAACGATTTTTGAACCGGATAATTGTCCGGCATAATATTTAAATTAGGAAGTCGCTGTCGATTGCCCATGTTTTCATATCCTTCGTCAAGGTTGTTGGATTTTGTTGCGGTGGTGGTAGCGGCAGAAGATCCGGTTTGTTTATTGTTCAACCAGGTGCTGTATCCGTTGGAATTCGAAGAAGAAGTTGGTTGGTTATTGTCAGTCTTATTCTTATTATTCGAGAGAATGAATGCCGATCCGATGGCTAAAATAGGAATTGCGAGTTCCATGTCTTAATGTGATATCTTAATCTTAATGCTATATCTTTTATAGAAATGAATTATTACTATTAATATTATTATTTATTAAATTAACTAACCTAAATAATGATATAGTGATTCTGATTCTAAAAAATTTAAAATCTCTTGAAATCTCTTATTTTCATCATGTTTTCATCGATCACGATTGTTTGTAACCGCTTAAAATCTGACCATTTTTTGTCACCGCGCATTTGAATGTTTGTTTCGCCGGTCGTTTGCAGACCACGCTGTTGCTTTTGAGTTCATTGAAGAAGAGAAGAGACTGGTTATCGGACGAAATTATAAACGCTACAATTAGTCCCGCGGCAAACATACCAAAAAGAGTGCCGATTACGATACCAGCCCAGCTGGTACACCTGTGTCCTAGCGGCGACGACATAAACATGTCTACAAAATATAAAACCGAAATGAGCATAAGAAGTTCAACGTTGTATGAATCATTTTGTGACATCGGAATAAGCATGTAGACAAATGTGAATGCGATAATTGCGCTGTTTAGGTAAGGATTATACCCGGCCGAGTCACCGTACGGAAAATCAAACATGCGACAAATTGGATGAGTGTTTGTAATGCCGTCATTGGTTGCTATACTGTTTGCAATAACTATAACGCTGACGGATAGCAGGAGAACGCATCCCAAGTATAGAAACCCCTTTATGCCATAATTTCCATCAAAAAATGCGATAAGCACGAAAAATAAAACGAGGAAAAAAGGAGATATTCTAGCACATAACTTAAGATAATTTGAAAAAGTCGACCCTAATGCACTCATTTGTTTCAACTAATGAATTAAGTATTCTTTGTATTGTATTATTGTGTGATTATTATTATTGTGATTATTATTATTATTATATTTGATTATTTGATTATTTGATTATTTGATAAATTATTCTTATTCGTATTTTATGATGAAACCTATGAAAACCTATTAAACCTAAAAATATTTTTATTATTATTATTATTATTATTATTTAAATATTTAAATTAAATCATTTGAGTTGAATCGTATCGTTCGCATAATGGATGAACCGCCGAGCATTATTTTTATCGTGCCATATCGTGACAGGGTGGAACATAAATATTTTTTTTCGGAATATATGAACAATGTTGTTATGGCGGACCATGTTAAAGATAAAGACTACGTCATTTACTTTGTAGAGCAAAAAGATACGCGACCCTTTAATCGCGGAGCTATGAAAAACATTGGATTTTTGGCCATAAAATACAAGTACCCGTTGCATTATCGCGACATTACGTTTGTATTTAATGATGTAGACACAGTTCCGTACAAGAAAAACGTATTGAACTACGGAACAACCCACGGAACCATAAAACACTTTTACGGGTTCACTTTTGCGCTTGGTGGAATATTTTCGATAACTGGTGCCGATTTCGAGAGAATTGGCGGATTTCCGAATTTTTGGGGGTGGGGATGTGAAGACAATTGCATTTATGACCGAGCAATTCAAAACGGAGTATATGTAGATCGAAGCAACTTTTTTAAAATCGGCGACATGAACATTTTGCAGATCTACGACGGATCAATGCGAAATATTTGTCGAAAAGAAGCGTACTTAACAAAATTTAACAGCGTCACGGAATCACTGTTTACCATTAAAAATTTAAAATTTGACTACAATAATAACGTTACAACTGCTGGTGACTGTGGCGTAGACGTCCATCATTTTGATATTCAAACCGACGCGTCAAGTGCGAAGATTGAATCGCAAAACATTATTACAGATACTAAAATTGATATTGCACCGCTTGTTAAAGAAACGTTTGGCTTGAATCTACCTAATATGAAAAAATCACAGTCACAACAGTCACAGCCACGGTCACAAGCACAGTTTCCAGTGACGCCGCCACAAATGCCATTAGCGCCATCGAATTTTCGAAATCGAAATGCGCATGCACGAGTATACATGATGAAAAATGCGTTTGCTAAATGAAGTTAAATAAATTGTAATTAACATTGATTATAATAATTAAACTATAATCAATTATGACGGTGTCTATTTTTGAAATTGCAATAGCTACGGCGGCATTTACGATATTCGTACTACTATCATGCGTCCTTGCGATTACCCATCACAAAAACGACGTCTACATTAGACAAAGTAAAAAATATGCGTCGCGCTTGCGCTAAAATCCGTCTTCGCCAAACGCGAAGGTGGACGAGTCAATACGTTTATCGGCCAGCGCATACTCACCGACCCGCTTTTCGAAAAAGTTTGTTTTACCTTCAATGCTTATCATTTCCATAAAGTCGAACGGGTTTGCAGAGTCGTATATTTTTTCATATCCAAGCTGAACAACAAGGCGATCTGCCACAAATTCGATATACTGGTTCATAAGTTTGGCGTTCATGCCAATAAGGCGACATGGAAGCGCCTCACAAATAAACTCTTGCTCAATGGAAACCGCTTCCTTTACAATTTCATATATTTTTTGTTTAGAAAGTTTCTTGGTCTTTGCCATTTTTTTGTAGAGTAAAATCGCAAACTCGGTATGTAGCGCTTCATCGCGTGAAATCAGTTCATTGCTGAATGTAAGTCCGGGCAGTAGCCCGCGCTTTTTCATCCAATAAATCGAGCAAAATGCGCCGGAGAAGAAAATTCCTTCGACACACGCAAATGCGACAAGTCGCGTCTGAAACGAACTGCGCTTGTCGTGGATCCACCGAATTGCCCAGTCCGCTTTTTTTTTGATACACGGAAACGTTTCAACTGCGTTGAAGAGTTTGTTTCGTTCTACTGTATCCGTAACATACGTGTCAATCAAAACACTGTATACCTCACTGTGAATATTTTCCATGGCAATTTGGAACCCATAAAATGCACGCGCTTCTGCAAGTTGGACGTCGCTCATGAAGCGCACTGCTAAATTTTCTAGAACAATTCCGTCGCTTGCTGCAAAAAACGCGAGAACCATGGATATAAAATGTCGCTCGTCATTGTTTAGTTCATTTGTCCAGTGCGCCAAGTCTTTAGACAAGTCGATCTCTTCTGCGCGCCAAAAACAGTCAACCTGTTTCTTGTACATTTTCCAGATCGAATCATCCTGGAGTGGGAAAAGGACATACCTATGATCGGACGACGTCGACGACTCGTCCTTGGGCGAAGTTAGCGGACACGTATTATCGTCAGCCGGTTGCATAATAATGAATAAATAAGGAAACGCGTAAATATATAAATGAAGTATTTCTAAATAAGTTCTAGTAATATTTTATTTCATTACAATCGATTCTTTGGGTTTTGGGATTTTGTAGTTTTAGGTTTGGAATTTTGGGTTTTGCGATCATCGCGCTTTTGTTTTTTCTGTCCATTTATCTAGTTCGAACAGAATAGCCTTTTCATCCACTTGTAATTGTTTTATGATTTTAGAAGAATGAGAATGTTTTTTGGGTCTGGGCACTACAGTAGAGTCGTCCTTGTCTTTGTCTTTCTCTATGGTGTAAAGTGACTGTAATAAAAAATGAAAGTATTCTTGAAGGGCGCGAGCCTCGTCTTGTCTCGATTTTATATGTTCAATGTATCGGTCTAGGATTGGTCGCAGTCCAGGATTTTCTTTTACTTCATGCGACAGGGTTTTTACTTTGTTTTCAATTTCATCGTACAATGAATGAATAAGCGTATGCCGTTTCATATGTGCTCTATCCTCTTTTGCAATGTGCGACATCTATTATTTTTTATTTTTATAATGGTGTTATTTATTTAACTTTGAACTTTAGTCTATTATATTTTTTATATAAAATATAAAATATAAAATATATAACAAATTAGATAATTAAAAATAAAAAATACTTCTATTATAAATCGAATTAAATTTGAAAAGATGAATACAACAATCAGTAGATTAAGTCGTATGAGCGTCGGAAATGGAACATTACGGTCAGAAATGAAGGAGATTTTACAAAACACGTATGTTATGTATGCCGTTCTGATTATTGCCATACTCAATATTATTGGATATTTAGCATTGAGAAACATGGACGCAATCTTGTTTTTCATACTTACATTTTTGTTATCGATTTATTTCACACGCAATATGATTATCGTGTTGTTTATTTCGATTATTGCTACCAATTTCTATGCCGGGACTAGCGGTATGATGTCATCCAGTTTGGGAAGAAAGGAAGGGTTGAAAAATAAAGAGGGAGCGAAGAATAAGGCAGACGCAGATGAACCGGATGTTGAGGCTGCTACGGGTATGAAAGAACCAGAACCAGAACCAGAACCAGAACCAGAAAAACCGGCAGAAAAAACCAAAGATAAACCAGTTGTTAAAACCGGAATGCAAAATCTGAAACCTGCAAAATTTAAACCCAGCAAAAAAGCTAATCCAGACGACGAGGACGATTCCAACGCTTCTGCTTCCGCCAGTAAAAATAAAAATAAACCTGCAGTTGATGACGAGGAGGAGGAGGATGATGACGATGACGGATATGCCAAAATAAGCGGGTCCAAAGGTAATCGCGTAGACTACGCGCAAACACTGGGCCAAGCATATGACAACTTGCAGAACATTATTGGAAAGGATGGCGTCAAGGGACTCACCACGCAAACCAAGGATTTAATGGAACAGCAAAAAGTACTCATGAATAACATGAAAGACATGGAACCGCTTATTAAAAGTGCCCAGGGATTTATGGACCAAATCATGGGCGGTGGTGGATTGGACGGCATTTCCAAACTCTTTGATGGCAAATTGTTCGGAGCAATCGCTCCAACTATAGCAGCAAACGGAAAGGCTTTACAGGGTAAAGATCTTGATGAGAAGGAATAAAGAATAATAACGAATAAAAGAATAATAACTTATTACTCAAATGTGACGATCACTTCCACCATTTCTTTTTTTATACAACTACTCGCCAAAATGGACAACTCCTCTCTCCTTTTTCTTGTAGAGGCAGACGACAGTGATAATAGATCGTCATCTTTGCCGCCGCCATCAGTATCATCATCGTCGACTCGTTTTGTATGCGGTGATGATGATAAAGTTAATTCCAGTGCCATTTCTTCATCGTGTCTGCCAGGCTTACGTTTAGATATACTGTTTCTACTGTTCATGTCGTGTTCAATGTCGCGATAATTGGCTTCAATATAATGAATAACTTGATTGTCAATCGCCCATTTAAAGAAATTAAGTTGCCCTACGGTTGTTTGTATGTACGAATTGTTTAGATATGGAAAGGCGATTCGATCCCATCTGCAAAAAGGGTCGAACCGTTTTTTTGAATACGCTTTCAAGTTGAGTTTATAATCAAGGTACACCTTGAATCGTCTTTCCGGTTTGGACCCGTTTTCGGGAATAGTGTACACCGTATAATTCTTTTTAGCATAATTTGTCGAAAACCAATCAATGATACGGAGAGAAATGGAGGATTCTCCATTAATTACATCCAACATGATTTTAAGCGGCTCGAAATCATTTCGTTTAAAAAAAGTTAAAAGTTTTGCAGTTAATAAATCATTCTGAGTCAGTGTTTTGGGATTGGGACAAATCGCGCACGTTGTCATAATTCTAATTGTATTTTTATTTTTATAATCGTATATGCCGAACTATAAAAAACATTTTAAATTGTTTTTTATACTTTAAGAGCTTTGATAAACGAACCGAACTACAAAACAAAATAAAAGAAATAATTATAATAGATAGATAATAATAATAATTGAATATAAATAAATCAATAAATCAATAATGTCATTTACACGTTTTCACGATGACCCGGCTCGCATTGTTAAGAACCTTGAAATATCCACGTATGCTGGACGTTATGCATTAGATTCGCCTGGAAATGGGGCAAATCCAGTTTATATGCAAGATCCACACATTCGCATGCAAAAATGGGGAGGGAATGCAATGACTGGCGCTACCGAGATCGAAAACAATTTATTTGGATTAACCCGAAACTTGAATCGCGATACGTTCGATAATTTGTATTGCGCTCCGGGTAAAGGTATTCCGGCTGCAAGCACGACGATTCCTTCGAGGGACACCATGAACGCGTACACGGATCAGAGTCGCGTCACGCATCCCGCATGGTTATTAAGGGACCAGCAACAGTATCGTCCCGACTATCCGCTGTTTGATCCGCAAGAACACATTGCAATTCCGTTTCAGAATAATCTCAGCACCCGCATTTTAGAAAAGGATTATTTTGTACCAACGCTTCCCACCGCAACCAACATTACGCATTCAACCGACGCAATGAGGCAGCATACCGCCGGATCAAATATCGGAATGGGGATGCGGATGCCATAAAAATATAAATATCATATCAAAATATAATAAATATAATATCAAAAATAAAAATATTATAATACAATATAAACAACATACACAACATACAACTACAATGAAATCTTCACAGATTAAGGTCACTGAAAAGTGCATTGATTCTCGTCCTCTCAATTTCTCTAATTCGTCACTTGACTCAAAAAATTCTTCTATCAGTGTTGGAGGCGGATACAGCCAAGCTGGTGGATGGAATGGAAATATTACGTATACCAAAAAATGGTAAAAAACTATTCATATCAAAAAATAAAATATAATATTATTTTTATTATTTAATATGAATTAAAAATCATTTTAAGTTTTACAGTTACTAATTAATTACTATTTGAAAATAAAAATAAAAGTTCAATGTCCAATTTTTCATCCCTGTATGGAAATGTTTGCAACTACAGTTTTTCAAATCGGTATAGTTCATTGTTATGGTCGAGGTTTCAGCCTCCAATATATGATACGGCCCAGTTCACGCCCGACGAAATCAGCGAACGCAGAAAGTGTGAAATACTAAAATACAAGCCAAATACAACCCAAAGTACAAAAAAACAACGATTTGCTGCCGCGTCAAGGGGGTCGTTGTTGCGGAAAAAGGGATTTGCAAGTCAAACTGATACGCTGACGAATTCAAATACCGCGAATTTACCTGAAGTCAATGGTGTTTTAATTTGCCCCTCATCAGAAAAAAAGTGCACACTCACTAGTGAAAGCGACGTACCTGGTCCACCTAGATTGTTGTGTTTGCGTGATGAGGTTCCATTATACGGTAATAATCGCACATACGAATACAAGGCGGGGCAAGTTCTGCGATCACGCATTCCAACTACAGCCCTAACTTCACCAAACAATGTGGTCGTTGTTGGTGGAGATAAGTCACTCGTCGTAACATGGATGCCACCAGACCAAGATGAAAAGGGCTTGTATGGGGGTAGCACATTGACCGGATACTTGGTGGCATATTCAACCGACCGAACCAATTGGACCAATATTCCATCGACGTCTGCAACTACGGGCGGCTCTCAAACTGGATACGTTGATGCAAACACGCTTACTTACACGATAAATGGCCTCAAAAATAATACGCTGTATTATGTAAAAATTTATTCAGTTACCACTAGCGCCACATCTACATTTCCTGCAATTTCATCTGGAAACACGTTTCTCATTCCAAGTAAACCGGTAAACTTTAATGTGAGCGGCGATACTTCAGCGACAATTGTAACCATCAATGGTATCAGTATTGACAAGACGAATATAATTGCAACATGGTCTCCTCCATCATTTGACGGCGGAACGCCGATTACGTCATACGAAGTAGAATACTCTACCGACAAGATCGTTTGGACGAAGATGGATGCGACAATTGGAACTAGTGATTTAATTTACGATTCTGTAAAAAGAGTATACACTTACCGGTTCACCGGCCCAAATCCAGACGGTCTGAACAGATTAGCAATCGTTACAAAATCAACATACTATGTTCGGGTTCGTGCAAATAATGTGGTAACGAGAGATGGTTATACGTCTCCGTATTCAGAAACGCTTTCCGTAAACACGCTGAATACGCCATCAGTCGTGACAGGGGTTACACTAAGTTCCGGAACGACGGCTGGAACAATATTTCTTGCATGGAACGCGCCGGTAAGTGATGGTGGGAACGAAATTCAAGCGTATACAGTGAGTTACTATAAAACAACCGATCCACTCAAACGAATTATATCTTCCGGATCAACCACGCTTACAAAATTCACGATATCCGGTCTTGACAGTGAGAACTTGTATTATACGTTTCTTATTTCAGCTTTGAACGGAACATATACTTCGGTGCCTTATGAAATTACCGGTAGGGCAAATACGGTGGTCGGCAAACCAATAGGTCTCAAGGTTGCGGTAACGAACGGGCAATTCAACGTATCATTTGTTATCGATGACGCTGGAGGATCAACGGTGACGTCGTATATTGTGCGCGTATCAAAAAACACCGACCAGGGTCCGTGGGTTGGTTACGAGTATGTGGCAACAAGTACCCAGTCAGTGGGTGCGATCCAGTTGAACTTATCAACTTCAGCAATGATATCTGGTAGCGTGCGACCCGTATTCGAAACAAAAATACCGTATTATTTTAGAGTATCCGCCAGAAATTCGCTTTTTCCTACAAGGGAAGGGGTGGTTAGTACTCCGGATATATTAGGAAAGATTATTGTTATCCCCAACCCGATTACAAATATCGATATAAATATACTGTCTAGAAAAGTTATTAGTATATCTCCATCAACCGGTGAATTTATTGAAACGGACGAGCAGTATCTTTTGCTTGAATGGTTCTGGGTAAGTTTGAAGGGTGGAACAAAGACGAATGTGGTTAGCGATGATATTGGAGGAGACGACATATCGCATGTCGGATATATTTTGGAATATTCAGAAACAGCTGGAGATTTCAAAATATGGACTTTTTTCAATACAGCGTCTAACCTGTTACGGGATAGGTCATTGGCATTTACTTATATCAAACCGGAGACAACTTATTATTTTAGAGTCTACGCGGTAAATACTGCTGGGAGATCCAACGTATCTCTTGTAGAGACCGTAACTACCGGCTCATCCATCACGAGTTCATGAAATACGCTTATTTTGAATATCGGACGCGACAATATAAATTGAGTTTTCCGTAACAATAATGTACTCCGTCTCCACTTTAAATATTTTAGCAATTGGGCTGGTATACTCGTCCGCGCTCTTCACGAGAAGCTTTTCATTATTCTCTCGAACTCCGATGATGACACTCTTGTCAAGCGAGCTGGTCCAGTAGTCCAACATGATCGGTTTATCTTCTACGATCGCCAACTTAAAAACATGTTGCATGCATAGCTGGGTAGGGATACGATACGTCTCACCGCCGGCTTGAACGGTAGTTTGCTGCGCTTGGGAAGAACCAGAAGACGAAGATGATGAAGAAGAGGAAGAGGAAGAAGAAGCTGGTTGACTGGGTGGAGGCATCAGAAATGGTTAGTTAGTTGTTATTTATTGGAATAATTGTATTTTTATAGTATAACATTTTTTTAATCTTTAAATACTTATTTAGAGAATAAAAAATTTTATTTTCGCATTCGCGTCTTTATATTTCATTTCATTTCATTTCATTTCACTGTATGATTTAGAATCCCATATTATACGTCTCGCTCACTGAACCTAAATTCTTTGGAGTTGCGCCGACCCCATTGGACCCAACGATTTCTAGTTTGGTCGTAGTGCACATTTCGCCAACCATCTCGTCTGCAACCAGTAGCGTTTTATTTACCGCATCGTCTTCGTACTGAACGGTGTCTAGCGAACTCTGAATGGGAGTGTCGTCTTCTGCAGGCAACTTCGCTTCACTGATGGGTTGGATGGATCTCAAATTGAGTAGCACGTTGAAACTGCTTGTGCCATAATATCCCTCTTGACCGCACATGACGTTGGACGACACGCCGCGAAGGTTGTCTACTTCTGCATGACGCGCTGCCTTTAGAAACATTTCGGGCGTTTCTTCAAATGACGCTTTTGCAATGGGGCCAATGTTGTCGCTGTTGATTCCGTGGCGGAAGATAGAAATCATGCGTTCGTTCGCAGTCATACGGTCGCATAGCACGCTCAAGTGATGATAGTTAATATACGTGTCGTCGAAACTTTCTACCAGTTCATTCATAATCGCAACTCGAGCCGCTTCAATTCCGAGCACCCTGTAAATCTCCTGAATGTCATTTGAAATCGTGCGAGTTGTGTCGATTGTATCCAGCGCGAGAACCTGCATCAGGTTGGTTCCCATTGTATCCATGACCCAAATGTCGCTCTTTACATAGTTTCCCTCCACGCGGCGCATAAAGCCGGGCACTTTTCGCATCACGATGCCGCCAATACCTTTCACACCTCGAAGCACAATATTGTTCAACAACTGGTCTCTAAATGTCTTCAGCACATAAATATGATCCGACTGGTCTAGTGATGACTGTTTGGATGCAGCAATCGATGACGTCGTTTCAAGACCTCCCATTCCACCCGATGCAGATCCAGATCCAGATCCTGATCCAGATCCAGACGCCTTCTTCATCATAGTTTCCAGTCGAATGCGGAATACCAATTTATCGGCGTTGTAGTCGCTGAAAACACACGAAACCGTGTCGCCGTATGCGTTTTTGATGGCATAATTCACATCGTTCATCGTAATTCGTTTATCCAACATGGAGCGTACATCCATTTCAAGGCGAACAACCCATTTACTAATGTCATTCGACGACGACGACGACGACGCGGAACCACTCTCAGCCCCTTCACCGTTAGACTCCGCGTGACATTCTGCAATCATTTTTTCGAATTCATTATATTGCCGAAGTGTAAGATCGTCTTCTTCCACGATGGTTCGTTCGGGGTTGGGGTCGAAACGAATTTCAACCGACGACACTATTTCAACCAGTCGGGTGTGTTCAATAAACGGAATAAGATCCTGAACCCGTTCTTTATCGGTTTCGTCGTCGGATTTAGCGTAAATGGTAACCGACGTGTTTTTCGGATTGTCGGATAACGAAAGGATTTCTTCAATGCGCGGCACACCGCGAGTTACATTAGCCTTGCTAGCAACACCGGCATTATGAAACGTGTTCAGCGTCAACTGGGTGGTGGGTTCACCAATACTCTGGGCGGCAATCATGCCAACCATTTCACCGGGTGCAACAAGTGCGCGCTTATACTGGACAACGATGGTCTCGAGCAAGATTGTGAGCGCGCGTTTGTTGAACCGTTTCACCATGAGTAAATCGCGAGGACTCAAGTGGTAGAAATACATGGCTCGGAACAATTGTGTCGGCCGAGAATACGTGATCGACTCCAGCTTGGAATACGCTTCGTCTACCATTTTAAATGCTTCCAGCGGGGTGATATCCACCATCGAATTCTTGTTGAACATGTTCATTCCTTGAATATTCGAAATAACGTACTGGATTCCAACCGGCAGGTAAACGCGACTTTCGTTCCTGTTTCGAAACACATTCTCGACAATTTCGTCGCGAACTTTCATGAGATGCTGCGTCATTCGTTTCGAATACGTGTTCAGTTCAGCAACTTGCGTTTTCATTCTGCGAATCGCGCTACTCGTGAAGATGGTCTGAAACGCGTTATCGGTTCCACCCCCCGCAGCTTCTACTCCCGCGTCCTGCGCCGATGTTGGAAAGCTGTAGTGCGCATAAAACTCTTCGGTACACATCTCAAGGAATGGAACCGTTGCTCGTTCCACTTTGATCGTGTCGATTCCGTCGTCGCCGTATGTAAATTGCACGATTCGGCCCTTGCTGTTGCGGACTGTCATATCGTAGCATACCATGAGATCCTCGAGACCCTTGACGAGACGACGCTGAATGTAGCCCGTGGATGATGTTTTGACTGCAGTATCAATAAGACCAATCCTACCGGCCATGGCGTGAAAGAACAATTCTTCAGGCCGAAGCCCCGAAATGAACGAGTTGTCAATAAACCCTCTTGCGCTAGGACTGTCGTCAAATTTAGTGAAGTGTGGCAGGGTTCTACCGTCCAAACCGTACGGAATACGACCTCCTTCAATGGACTGCTGGCCGAGACATGAAATCATTTGAGAAATGTTGATCTGCGTACCCTTTGACCCGCACTTTACGATGGTGCCAAAACGGTTATCCTTGTTAAGCGTGTTCATGACAATCTTCTCACATTCGCTGGTGGCATTGTTCAAAATATTGGTGATTTTAGTCTCGAATTCTTTTGAGTTGCTTCGACCCGTCTTATTTTCGAATATTCCTAAATGCACTTGGTCGATAATGTTCTTCACTTCCGCTTTTTTCATATTTTTCGTATCGGCCACATTTTTCACGGTGCTTGGATTGGACATCAGATCGCTGATTCCCACACTGTATGCCGTAAGCTTCATGTATTCCGTGACGATGTTTTGCAGGTTGTCGATAAAGTCGGCTGAAGCGGTGTTTCCAAAGTCGTTGCAAATGCGCTGAATGAGACCGTTTCCACCCGAGGCAAGGACGCTTTTTTCGATTTGGCCTCTAAGGTACTGGCCGTCCTTTATTTCAACAATCCGATTGGAGCTGTCGGCCTTGTCTTGCTCGTCACTGTAGTGGCCGTTTTTGAAGCGCATTGAAAGCGGTGGCATGATTTGAGACAGCAGCTGGAAATTTGTAATCTTGTTCTTGGATCCATCGCCTGATCGGTTGAATTTAAACAGGTTGCCGTTGATTTTGCTATACCCGACCAAGAGACCCATGGCCTTCAACGGATCAAAGTCCACCTTTTCGCGGGTAAACAAGTAACTTCCCAGCAACGAGTCCTGGAAAATTCCAATGATCGACTCATTTTTAGCGGGGCTGATTATCTGGTACGGTACTGCCGCCAAATGCCGCAACTCCAGCTCGGATTCCTCGTCTTGGGGCATGTGCATGTTCATTTCATCGCCATCAAAATCGGCATTGTATGGTTTCGTGTCACCAACATTCATTCGGAACGTGTCGCCTGTATGCATGATCCGAACGATGTGACACATCATGCTCATACGATGCAAAGATGGCTGACGGTTGAACAGGATAGCATCGCCGTCCATCATGTGGCGATGCACAATGTCTCCGTTTTCAAGCGTGATGTTGGAAACGTCGGCATATCGAAGAGAAATGGACTGCCCGTTTGTTTTTTCCAATATTTTTGCACCGGGATAGATTTCCGATCGATTCTTTACGAGCGCCATAAGAAAGTCGCGATTCATATCGTTAACAACGACAGGTTTTGTAATATTTTTCGCGATTCGAACCGGAATGCCAAGTTCGCGAATGGATATATTTGGGTCGGGGGTGATTACCGACCTGGCTGAAAAGTCAACACGTTTTCCCATGAGATTGCCTCGAACGCGTCCGGCCTTACCATTCAGACGCTCTTGAATAGATTTGAGCGGACGACCTGATCGCTGGGCGACGGGTCCAACTCCTGGAATGTTATTATTCACTTGCGTTGCAACATAGTATTGCAAAAGCGTGTGCCATCCATCGACGACACTTGGATCGGCTGGTTTGTCTCCCGCATTTGCTGCACCCCGTCTCAGCTGCTCGGCCAAACTGTCGTTTGTTTTTATAATATCTACCAGAATGTGCGTGATATCATCTTCGCTGCGCTGTTGCCCGTCCATCCGGATCGACGGGCGAACCGCCGGGGGAGGGATTGCGAGCACTTGACAGATCATCCACTCAGGGCGCGAGAATTGGGGATTAAACCCCATGAACTCAACATCCTGGTTTGAGATACGCTTAAATATTCGAATTACCATTTCCGGAGTCACCTTCATATTCAACCTACCTGTTCCATTTCCGTATCCTGCGCTTGCGCCAGCGCCTGCACCACCCTCAGCCCCCACATCCGCCTGTTCGGGCGCCGATGATCCTGGTGACACCTTGGTCCATTCTGCAAATATATTTGCGAGACCGTCTTTTCGGTATTTCTTATCCGGCTGCAAACATCCGCACCCGTCTTCCGTCTCTTTTCCGCACCGGGTTACCTTGCTTGCCAACTGGTACACGTGAGTCCACCGTTCGTCCGGTCGCAAACTCATAAGTTCGCGGTGGAGATTTTTATCAATAAGCAGCTTGCTGCATTTCATACAAACACATCTGAGAATTTTCAAAACGGTGGCTAAATATTGAATATAAAATACCGGCCTCGCCAGACGAATGTGGCCAAAATAGCCGGGCGTCATCATGTAATCCATTCCGTCCGTTGGACAAATAAGTCCTGGGTCGAGAACACCCATGCGCGGATCAAACAGGCCGCCGTGACACGGCCGATTGTTGGCGTACATGTCCTTGGAGGTTACCTCGACTACCGATCCTCTTGTAATTTCTTCGGGGGATAATATACTGAACTGAATGCCCAAAATTTTAGAAACCTGGGGAGGTCCTGACTTGTGTTGCGTATTGCGTCGAAACATTTTTCTCTAAAGGATGAAGGATATATAGACTATAGACTATAGGTAGACTAGATAAGTTGCTATGTTTGTTTTAATATCAAAATCAAAATAATATCAATTTTATATCTATTAATTTATTTCGTTTATTTAATTTATTTATTTTATTTATTATTTTTATTTTATTACTTTCTATCGATTAACTGTTTAAAGTTATAAAGATATACCATACAATTACATACATTAATACATTATGCAAAATTTTTTGACAATTGTTATTTTCTGTATTGTTCTCTTTTTTTATTTGCATATTTATTTCCATCTAAAAACAAGCGACGACTTGGAAGTTTACGAGATATGCAATCCATCAAAAGATAAACTAGAAGAAATATGCGACTTGCGACAACCTGTGATATTTGATTACGCTGCGGGGCCTGACTTCAATGGAGGTGGCGAACTAGGGGAAGAAATGTGCACGTTTCGAAACAACGTCGATTTGGAAATTGTAAAACAAAGTTATGGCGCATTCGATGTAAAAGTTAAGAACATAAAGGATAGCCACCAGCAGGCTGATTCTGAACCGTATATTCCACTGACACTTGCGTCGGCGCACCGACTTATGAAATCGGACACGGCTTCTAAAATTATAAGCGAGAAAAATATCGATTTTTTAGAGGAAACGGGATTAGTTAAGCAGTTTCAATACAGCGACGAATTTTTGCGCCCGCATATGGTATCCAACTGTGACTATGACTATACGTTTGCATCCGAAGGGGTAGAAACCTCGTTGCAATACAGTTGCTGCTACCGCAACTACTTCATGCCCATTCGAGGAAAGGCTAGCATCGTACTAATACCGCCCAAGTCTACGAAATACTTGTACGCGAAAACTGATTACGAAACGTTTGAATTCTTGTCGCCGGTTTCTCCGTGGAATGTGCAGGACCGGTATAAAGCCGATTACGCCAAAATAAAAACGCTCCAGGTTGAACTTGTACCTGGAAAGATTATTTTCATACCGGCATACTGGTGGTATAGTATAAAATACGCGAATGACACTGCCGTTTGCGTATTTAAATATCGAACGTATATGAACACGATCGCTATCATGCCGTCCTTGTTTTTGCACTTTTTACAGCGACAAAACATTAAACGAAGTACGGTGAAACAAGTGAACGCCGAGATAAAATCTACAGAAACCTTGCCTCCTTCTACTGAAACATCGTCTTCGTCCTCACCAATAGGAACACAAGTCGAAATAAATGATCCGGTTCCAAATGATCTTGTACCAATGGCGTCGTCTCCGGATAAAGATACTTAAAAATTATGGCGATGGCGACCGCCGCGAACCACGCGCCGACGAACCATGACGTGGGGTTGAACTACGAGCCGATGAATCACGACCCGATGAATCACTACGTGATGTTGAATCACGATGTACTGACATTTTATTCATAGCTTCAATGAGTTCGGCTTGGTTTCTATCTGCTACTACAACACTTTCAAAATAAGTTCCATATCGTGAATAAGTTCATCGATGGACGAGGTTCGTTCTGAAGGAGCGCAGAGCGTTTTTTTAAATATGGGATAAAACGGATGTGATTTTATTTCGGACGCATACTCTTGCTGACATTCATTGATATATCCATCTCTCTCAAATGTATCGCTCGGGTATTCGTCGTAAGTATTATAAATATCATGGTATGCCGTTACCGTGTACAATATCAACCCCCACGACCAAATGTCATGTTGTTTGTTTAGAAGACCCCACTTATATTCTGACTCCAATTTAGAAACAGATTTCGAGCTACTAGGGTCTGGGCTTATTTTTATATTTTTAGTTTCCGGAGCGCAAAATGGCCGCGTGCCGCCAGTCCCTTCGTCTTTTTCATGGTACCCACACATTCCAAAGTCAATCAAGTATATGCTTGGAATATCACACGGATTACGCGTCTTACCTGTAACGTCCACTTTTAAGAACGTTTTCCACTTGATAAAATCATCGTCTTCAGTATCCATATCCATATTCTCTCCTTCTTCATCTTCTTCTTTTGTTTCTTTTGTTTCCTTTGTTTCTTTTGTTTCCTTTGTTTCTTTTGTTTCCTTTGTTTCTTCTGGAGGTTCGTAAGTTACCAGCAAATTGTCGGGTTTTATATCACCATGCACCATTCCGATATCGTGACAATATTTAATAGACCGAGCCAAACTCAGCATCATGCTTCCTATGACGTAGTCATGGTTTTTGGGATTGAATTGCGCGGCACTATACCATTTATGAAAAACCACAGAGTGTTTCAAAACGGGCTGCACCTCAATGCACATAATGTCATGACGCTTCACTTTAATGTTTACTTTATCAAATGTGTCATAAAGTGTTAATAGTTTGGGATCCGAATCCGACTCGTCCGAATCTGAACTTTCATGCTTACCTTTGTATTCTTTGTTTTCAAAGAATGAATACCATATCGGCGTAACGACCTTGCTCACCTTATTTATTCCTCTGGACGGCATATCGTTATAGATCTTCGACTCGTGCATATCACTGAATACTGAATACTTGATAATGAAACTATCTTCAAATTTAAAAACCCCGGTTTTTTGGCGGGACTCGTAGGTTTTCATTGTTTTACAAACAAATGTGTGTTTTTTCAAAATAAAGAGAAATGCCATGGTGTTTACAAAATCGAAACAAACGCGTTTCTCGTGCATCGTAAACGGATCGGACTTGGAATATTGTATCGAATTTTCAGAGTGGTAGCGGGTTACACGGAGCAGTGTTTCTGTTCGATGTTTATCGGTATGCAAATACTTATACAGCCGTATTCCGCAAAAACTGAATAGTATTGTACACGCGATATGAATAAATCCTTCGTACATGGCCACCATATCTTGTTTCGAAATATTTTCAATATAGTTGTTACAGTTACTTACATCAATCTCGTTTGCAGCCATTATCAATGAACTAAATAACAATGAAGTTAATTAGTGTGAGTCGAATAATTGTATTAAAATCGGTTTAAATACAATTGATATATTATTTATTTTTTTAGATTAAGTTAAATTACTTCGGCATTTGTATTTACAAATGTACCGCCGATTGAAATAGAATTGCTTACCACACTATTTGGGTGAACATCAACAACCTCGGATACGCTTTCTTTAATTGGTTCAACAACCTCGGGTAAAGCAGGTTCGCTTTCAACCCAAGGAATATGGTCGCCTTCGACCTCGGGTAAAGGTACGCTTTCTTTGACCGGTTCAACAATCTCAGGTAAAACAGGTAATTCAGGTAAAACAGGTAATTCAGGCTCGTTGACTTTGACTGGTTCAACAATCTCTTCGATCTTAGGAACAGGTTCGCTTTCTTTGATTGGTTCAACAACCTCTGGAACAAGTTCGCTTTCTTTGATTGGTTCAACAACCTCTGGAACAAGTTCGCTTTCTTTGATTGGTTCAACAACCTCTTCGACCTTAGAAACAGGTTCGCTTTCTTTCATTGGTTCAACAACCTCTTCGATCTTAGAAACAGGTTCGCTTTCTTTAACTGGTTCAACAACCGATTCGACCTTAGAAACAGGTTCGCTTTCAACCTTATGTACATGATCATGAGGTAAATCAGCACCTTCTTTAATTGTTTGAACATCAGGAACAGGTTCATTGACTTCTAAACAAGCCGCTAACAATTCCAAAATGTTCTTGAATTTACTCTCGAGTCTCTCAAGATCGTCTTTGATGGGTTCAACTTCATGTAAAAGATTGATTACTTTGATTGGTTCAAAATCATCTAAATGACTATCACCTTCTTTAACACTTTTACTTTTTTTATCTTGTTCAGATTCAACACTTTCTTTATGTTGTTCAGATTCAACACTTTCTTTATCTTGTTCATCATCTGGACCAGTCTCGCCAGTAGGACCAGTCTCGCCGGTAGGGTCACAACTTTCTTTATCTTGTTCATCATCTGGACCAGTCTCACCAATAGGACCAGTCTCGCCGGTAGGACCACAACTTTCTTTATCTTGCTCTTGCTGTTGCTCTAAGCCACCACTTTCTTTAATTTGGCCATGTTCATTCAATTCTTTCAATTGGTCACATAAATGCAAATAAATATTTCTAGTATTCTTATTATATTTTTTAAATAGGCTGTCGAAGTAATCCTTTGCAAAATAGTACCTCTCATCGCTAATGGATTTTTTACATGGTTTGCATGGTTTACTTGATGTTGAAATCGCATATTTTATTGGAGAACCAAATTCAATATAGGTGTTGATTAAATTCAAATAATCGCCAAAATTATATGCCGCATATTCTAAATTTAACCGTTCATTTATTTGTCGTGTAGTATTTATCTCCCACGGATGCCATAAGTGTAAAGCTGAATACGCATAAGTTTTGATCGAATATATAAATAATTTAATTTTTGAAGTGAATGCATAATCCTCCCACCCTCTTCCACGAAACCGTTCATCCCAACCGTTTATAAGATTCATCGAATATTTTCGTATTCCCATTATTCCACCTGAAAAACAAATATTTTCTCTTTTTGTAAATTTTTTTTTAAAATTACAGGTACCCTCTAGATCGATTAATTCTAATTTTTCATTTGATTTCATATATTCTTCGGTTGAATCATATATAGTTTCGTATGGATTTACTGCGTGATATTTAAAACACGTTCTGAACACATTCATCATGTCGCGTTCATTCATTATGATATCCCCATCCGCAAAAAAATAATAATCCGCTACATAATTTTTAAAACAGACGTTGAACCCCCATCCACGGTTGTAATATCCACCATTATATACAAATAGATATTCCACTTGTTTGAAAATGCAATGTTCGATCTGAAACTTCGGAATTACATCTTGTTCAATAACTATTACGACAAGATCTATGTCATATTCTTTTAATTTTGGTTTGAGACCTAATAGCCAGTCAATTGTTATTTTCAAATTCAATAATCGACGATCATCGTGACATGTCCAGCGATAACCAATGATATAAGCAATTGTTTTCATTTATGATTTGTTGTTATTATTATTATTATTATTATTATTATTATTATTATTATTATTATTATTAAATTTAGCAAAATTTTCATGAATTTTAGCAAATTTTTTCCTAAATACAAATTTAATAAATGAAATTCAGTCATTTTTCGAAATTCCAAAACTATTTAGGAAAAATATGTTAAAAACGAATGAAATTAATGAATGAAAATTCTTCATTTTTTGTTAAATTTCAAAAATATTTAGGAAAATATGTAAAAATCAGCAAATTTCGCGAATTTTTAAAATTAAAATCTCCGGATATGTTATAAAACCAACCAACCAACCAACCACAATGACTACCCCTACCCCACCCACTATGCCAGGATATCCCTACCCCGGCGCATATCCACCCTATCCCGGCTACGGTTATGGCGGCAATGACCTACAGAATTATATTCTTCAGGCCTCAATCGGTCAGAATGTGACTGAGTCCGCTAGGAATCTTACACACGATATTGGACAGCTCGATCGAAACCTTACTCAGACCGTACAAGGTGTCGGTCAAAATGTTTCCGACGGTGTTGGTCATGTGAAAGACGTACTTTATGCGTCCACCAGCGGTGTCCGCGATCTGGTTAGCGGTTCTGCTAGCTCAACCAAAGACGCAGTTGACCGAACTGGTCTTGCTGTAAATTCGACATTGACTACTCTGGAGCAATCCAGCGCTGACCGAGGCCGTGATATCTTACAGGCAATTGAGCGTACCAGCGGTGAAGCCAGGTATACTAGCGCAATTCTTAGTGCTGCCGACCGCCAAGCATCTAATGATTTGTCTCGCGATATTATCTCGCAGTCAAACCGCAACACGAACGAAATTATTGCGGGAGTATCTACTGGCGCTTCCGCCGCCGCTTTATCCGCTCGTGATATTGCTGCAGCAGTTGAAAAAAATGCCGGCGAAGCACGTTATACGATGGCGGCGACCGGTGCTGCCGACAGACAAACGATGGCCGACCTCGCACGCGATACATCTGCCCAATATAACCGCGGAACGTCTGAGATTTTAAATTCTGTCGCCGCTGCGAATGTTGCTGGTTTGTTGGCAACCAATAACAATGGGCATGAAATCAAGGGATTACTTAATCAGGCCTCTGCTGGAATCCTTAGTTCCTCTGCGGCACAGTACTCTTCACTATTGCTCGAAAATCAGAAAACGTTGCTTGAGTCCTATAAAATGAAGGAGATACTGGCCGCTCAAATGGCTGAATCAAAGTATGAGGCTTTGAAAAATAAAGAATCTCTTGCCGCACAAATCGCCGAGGCCTCCGGTGATACCAAGATGGAAGCCTTGAAGAACACTGAGAGATTAGCTGCTCAAATGGCAGCATCTAGTGCCGATAATAAGTATGAAGCATTGAAGAATACTCAAGCGCTCCAGTCACAGTTGGCTGAATGCTGCTGCGAAATTAAAGAGAAAGTCGGACACGTTTATAACAAGCTTGATGATACCGTTCGCGTATTAGACGGCAATCGCGTCCGTGACGCTTTGGCTGCCGCAACCAACGAAATCAATTTGCTGAAGGCGGTTGATTATGCCAGCAGACGTCGTTCTCCCGAGCGCCGTCACTACAGGAGCCGTTCCCCCGATCGCCGTTAAATAGGTGGACAGCGCGGATGGGTTTAAGCACTGCGTAGTGGGCGCTTGACGCCCCTGTCACTATAATAAAATTTAATTTACATTTTATTATAACAATTTCAAGTTTTTTTAATATTTTTTCATTTTATTTCTTCCATTTTATTTATTCCATTTTATTTCTTCTTTTATTTCTTTTACCTAGGTGCTACGTGGTGGTGGTGCTGGTGCTGGTCCTGATGAAGAAGGCGCCAATGCCTTTATACATTTTTTAGTATTATCGTCCCAAACTGTGGATGCATCAGTACAACAAGCCGGACCTATACACAAAAATGGATTTTCCATCTTGTTTAAATCTGCCAAGTTGGTAGTTTCCGTCTTGGTTTTGGTAACACTTACGGCATATGGGTTAAATGGGTAGTCATACTGGTCAAAGTTAAAGTTATTGCGTCGGTTTAGATCCATGACCTTACGAGCAACTGTGATAACTCCAGCGGCAACAATTAGAATGATAAGCCCAGTTGCTATAAGATTTGGAATGAACCCTTTCTTCAAAAGAATTGAAATCACGAGTACCGGTACGCATGTTAGAATAATAATCTTCATAATGTCCGTTTGAAATTCATATTTTTTCCCATAATAGTTGTTTATTTCAACAAGCCGCATCTTGTTCGATTTTTCTTGTTGCAGACCGTCCAGCGTATTTGATGAGTTTTCGATTTGGTCTCGTATTACATTCACGGCAACGCTGTTTTGAACAAGTGCGTTACGCCTTTCAGAAGCAACCGTTTCAAGCTGGCTCGAAAAATCGTTCATATTGTTATATAAATCCCCTCGCGCTTTTGCGAGATCGTTAATTTGCGCAACAATTTCAGATCGTTGTTCTGCATCCATCGCACCATTCAACTTACCCAAAAGCTGTTTTTCGATCGCCTGAATTCTAGCGATATTATTTATAATTCCTTGTTGCCTAGCGTTCATACCACTAGCGGACGAGCTTGCTGCGTTAGTATCTTGTTTATAAAGCATCGGCATTGCTGCACTTCCGGCGGTAGCGATGTCACTTGTTGTCGCAGTTGCAGTTGATGCGCTAATCTTAAAGCCACTTTGGGTTTGATCGATTTGATCCGGTCCAAATTTGAACATTTCACTTCCCGCAGTTGTGCTGCTGCTGCTGATTGTAAACTCATAATCCCTGGATGTAGTTTCGGTAGTGTTTGCCGGAATGGCACTAGTACCGACAGTAAACACTAGTTTCGGAGTTGAACCGGTAAGTTCGCCAAATGTGCTAGTTGAATTCACATCGGTGATAACTGGGGTTGAGGTAGTACCGGTCGTTTGGGTAATGTTTATTTTTACCGGTACGACGGTGGCGTCAAGTGTTGCGGCGGCTGGCTTTGCAAAATACTTGCTCGGAAACTCGAATATTAACTTATTGCCGGTCGCAATGGCAACGCTCGTTCGAAACGAACCTGAAATGGACATTACACCATCACCTGCAGTTGGCGCATTTCCACGTGTACTCGTAACAATTCTGGGAGTCATAACGTTATAAATACTTCCAGGAGTACCTGGAGTATTACCTTCAATCACCCGAGGTATCATACTGTTAAAAATAATTACGGCAATAAGAACCCCAAACAAAATTTTATCGTTTGATTGAATTTTTCGAAATTCCGCCATCGTAAAGCGAAGAACCATTTGTATGTATTGTATATTAATTATTAATTATTAATTATTATTAAAATACTATATTATTATTATTTATTTTGTCGTATCTAAACTAAATGTTTTATTTATTTACTTATCTCTTTATTTATTTACTACCAAACACTATTTAAATAAAATACAATAACGATTACCATAACAACTATCTTCTTAGAAACGCGTACATTATATGAGTAATACGGCTTTATCGTCTGCTAGGCGAAGACGGACTGGTCCACCGCCTTCAATGCCTTCTAGTATGATGCCGCAGCAGCAGCAGCAACAGCAACAGCAATCCGTTCAGCAAGCGCAGATGCAGCGTTTAGCCGAACTGCAAAGACAGCGACAAATGCAAGAACTACAGCAGCAACAACAGCAACAGCAACAACAACAACAACAACAACAACAACCGTCGTCCATGAACCCTTATACCCAGCGCGCACCTTTACAACAACAACAACAAAGACCCATTCAGCCCATTCCTCAAATTGTTAAAGCCGACACTCCGGTTCCGCCGGGTTTTGTTAAACTTTTATCTCCAACCGGAGTTTATCGATTGGAGTCCGTTGAAACCGGCAGTATAAATTTTCCATTCGCGGAACCGCATCTTGCACCTACTATCATACTTAGAAATCACGACTTTGATATTATGAAACTGCAAGGATATCACAATGATATTTCTAACCAGCTCGCGCATTTAACAAATATGATTACGCGAACCGCGGGAGGGGCGAATGCGACCGTAAATCCGCATTCCGATGATCATGACGACGGTAACAACATTGACGAGGGTGGTGAAATGGATATGGAAGAACATGAAATCGTCTTTGACGAGGCGGTCATTCATAAAATTACCGAAAATCGCACATTTATTGCAAATACCGTGAGTCACATTATGCAAAATACCAACCTTGCCGAACTGGTTACTGAAGTAAATGCGATTAAGACCGAGAATCGCGAACTTCGATCCATTTTAAACTCACAGCATGAGATGATGAACGGTATGAATGCCCTTTTGTTCACATTATTGAACAAAATGCACCGGCCTAGAAATGACGATATTGTAAGTGTACATGCGGAACATGAAAATAACACGAAAACTGAAGAAGCAATCGCAGAACCTGTAACAAGCGCAAGCGCAGAAATAACATTAGAAATAGTAGAAGCCGCAACTGCCGAAATAGGATCAGAAGTAGTACCAGCACCAGTAGCAGCAGAACCAGAAGCAAGCGCAGAAGCGGTGGTAGTATCAGAAGCAAGCGCAGAAGTAGTAGCAAGCGCAGAAGTAGTAGCAAGCGCAGCGGAGGGAGAAGAGCCTTTGCCCATTATACAAGAATGAATAGAAATAACATACAAATTACCAATAAGGAATAAGGTAAAACTCAGTTGTTATTGTTTTTAATTTTAATTAAAGATACAAACAAAATGCATTTTTAGTTAAAATAAATAAAGTAAGTACATATAGTAACATAACATATACTAACATCCGCGAACATAAATAAAATGTCAGGACAAATGGACGATGACCTTGCCAATACGATTTATAATTTGAATTCGATGATAGATACTGCGAATACAACAATTAGTACATTAGTAGGACAAGCCCCAACCGTAACAACCCAGTCCAACAATTTCAACGCCGCATATGAGTGTATACGACCTGGGAAAATTAAATGCGACAAGGATACATTTGATCAGGCGTTTTTCAATTACGTTAATGCTCTTGACTGCACACAGACTGCAAATGCAATATATAAAAATGCTAGTAATACTAAATGCGATCACGCCAAAGTAATTGATAAAGTATACAATCAAGAAGGGGCCGAGTTGTTGGAAGAAACAATCACTCCAAAACTAACTAGCATGATGAACGAATTGACCGATTTACTTACGGTTGCAAATGAACAAGAAAAATACTATAATCATCTAGACGATTTATCTGATAAGTATTCGGAAGCAACTCAAGTACTTGGTGGAAAGGTTGATAAAACCGTTTCAAGAATGAAAACTGAACATCGGCGTACCTTTTATGAAAATCAGCAAATGGATCTTCTTTCTTACGTGTCAAAATTTTTAACATTTTTTTATTGGCTTTCGGTTTTCGCATGGGTTATCATCATCATCTACCGAACAAGATACACCGATTACACAAATATCGGACTAACCATGGCATTTGTGGCGTTTCCATTCGTCGCCGATATCCTGATCGTTTGGTCATTTCAAATCATTATGGCGATATACGACGAATTACCAACTGATGCGTACTTGGATATGCGGCGAGACCGTTAAGCGCTATATTTGGTTTTAAGATCATTGTATTCACTTGTTAGAGTAGTTATTTCATTATCAATAACCACCTTTTCAGCTTCGTTTGAAGTCTTCTTATCATTTAAATCTGATATTATCTTGACCAGGCGAGGATCTACTCCACCTGGTACCAATGCCAGTTCTTCAGTATATTGTTTTATTTTAGCATTTATCAAATAAAGCTCTTTCTTAAAATCTTCAGATTTTTGTTTCGCCTCATCTAGTTCGTGTTTTTTATCCGTTAACTTCTTGGTGAGGGTGTTCAAGGCATCTTCTCGCTCGTCGGATGCTACATTTATATCGTTCTTATCTTTGTTTGCGTTATCTAGCAGCGCCTTCACGTCGTTCTGTCGTTTTGTAGTCTCAGTCTCTTTATTCTTTTGTGAAAGCACTTTAACCTGTTTGACAGTCTCTGTTTTCAGGTTTACAAGCGCAGCTTCCATTGTTTCTTGCATTTTTTCTTCGATGATGACGCGAAGAAGTTTTATACCCGTATAAAAATCGCGCTCGCACCCCAAATATAGTTGAACAATAATATCGCGCGTCTGATTTACAAGCTGACTGAGCATTTCATTCGAAAGTGCAGGATGTATTGTTATTTTGGCTTGGTTGGACGTGGCGTCATTCTTTACAACTAAAAACAGTTTGTCGACAATTTCCAGCAGCTTGGCTTTGAATTTATCGGCATTTCCAGCCATGGTTCTAATATGCGCCGCATAATTGGAAAATGACGACCCCGTTTTTTTCACCCGCAAATTTGTACTTGAAGTCATTACGCCCGACATATTCGCCCCTTCTTCCCGGATACTTTTTTCTTTTATTTCCGCACGCAGTTTAATCCGCTCCAACTCTCGATTGTTTTCTTCCATAATTCGAGCCATTGGGTTTTGTTCGCGCTGCCGATAGTTATATGGGTCTTGTTCTTGCCTGCGCCGCTGGTCTTCTTGCTGTTGCCGCTGTTGGTCCCGCTGTTGCTGTTGCAGTTGCTCCTGTTGAAGTATCTCGCCGCTTCGATCCGATTTCTGTTTAGGCCCGCACTCGGAAAACCGGCTTGAAAGTGCAGCAATATTAATATCCGAAAACGATTTAATTTCACTGGGTTTGGATGATTTGCCGGTAAATGCCTCGTATAAACTTTCCAAATCGTTTTCATACTTGACTTGCATTGCCCCGCTACGTCGGTTGAATGTGCCGGTTGTTTCATCGTACTCGTCGTTATACAGCACTTCTAATGCCGAAAACCCCGGCGCGGCATATAAGGTTGAACTGTTGGAATACAACGAACAAACCGTTGGTTGTATATTCACAGCGTCGAGATCGCCTTTTTTTTCCAGAATCGAATTTTTAAGCGCGTTAATTCGAGCATTGCAAAACTCGATTCCTTGTCCTTGCCCTTGTCCTTGTCCTTGTTGTCCATTTCCTGAATCTGACCAGTTGGGATAGACGGTAGTTATAATTGACGCGAACAAGTGTGCAATTCGAACATAAAATCGCGCAATTTGTTTACACATGCGATTTTTTTTATCTTTTGTATTGGCTTCAAGTCGAGCCAGTTCGTTTTTAGAAATATAAAAAAACGTGTCAGTTTTTGCTAAAGTTTTTATTTCCTTTGTGGTAAACCGCGTGGCTAAAATATCTTTCGTGAGAATTGTCAAATCGTCACAGTACTTTTCATTCACGAGCATTTTTAACCCTTTAAAGTCATTGGTAGTGATGTATTGGGTTGCGATTAAATCCAGTGTTTCTTTAAACCGTTTCGTTGTTTCTTTACTTCCGCTAAGCGTGGGTGTTGTTGCAGACGATACTCCGTTCCCCATGATGTATAATGATTTTTTAGTTATTTATTTATTTGCGTGTTTATTTATTTTATTTGACTTTAATTATTATGCGTATTTATATTTAATTTAAAATTGATTGAGTTTGAAATTAAATTTAAACATTAGTATCCATGGTATAAGATTGAAGATTGAAGATCGAATGACTGCTTTAGAAGTATCTCCTGTCCACCTGCATGGGCATGGTCATGGTGGCGGTACCAGAAAAAATGCAACAAATATAAATACATCCAGTGACGCCGGTTCAAACACTAGCAATAGCAGCGGCTCAATTTCCAGGCGTCGAAAGCTGCACTTGCAGCAGCGCGATATGTGGTCTAAAGTGGAAAGCAATTTCGTATCCGACGATGTAAAACAGATTATGATTCTGCCAGATTCGGATAATGTTGCTGAAAATGCTAGTGAAGAACATGATGCTGCTGCTGCTGCCGCAGAACCCATTATTGAGTTCGATGGTACACCGCGAAGCCGCGAGTTTTGTGATGCGTGCGGGTTTTCGGTTTCAATTACCGATGAAGGGTTTACCGCGTGTTCCAATCCCAAGTGCAGTATCATTTACAAGGACGTGCTCGATCATAGCGCCGAGTGGAGGTTTTATAATGCGGACGGTGGGCAAATGAGCGATCCGACCCGGTGCGGAATGCCGGTGAATCCGCTTTTGGCCGAGTCATCGTACGGGTGCCGCGTACTGTGCGACGGCCCGAGTTCTTACGAGATGCGCAAAATCCGCAGATACTCGGAATGGCAAGCCATGCCGTACCGCGAAAAAGCCAGGTACGATGAGTTCCAGCGTATTACGACGGTCGCGCATAATAACGATATTCCGAAAATCATTACGGATGAAGCGTTGCGCCATCATAAGCGCGTATCCGAGCATAAAACATTCCGAGGACTGAATCGCGACGGCGTGATTGCGGCATCTGTTTACGTGGCATGCCGAATTCACAATTGTCCGCGCACGGCCAAAGAGATTGCGAGTATATTTTCGCTGGACATCACGAGCGCCACTCGCGGCTGCAAAAACGCGCTGGTGATTATTAACGAAATCGAGTCGGATATGACGAACTCGGACAAAACGACGTTCTGTAAAACGACCCCGAACTCGTTCATTGAACGCTATTGCAGCAAATTGAGCATGAACGCCGAACTTACACAGTTGTGCTTGTTTGTAGCATCGCGAATCGAAAAAAACCAGCTCATTCCCGAAAATACGCCGCACTCGATTGCGGCGGGTATCGTATACTTTATTGCCCAAACGTGCGCGCTAAATATAAGCAAACGCGATGTCAATCGCGTCAGTGAAATCAGCGAAGTGACCATCAACAAATGTTTCAAAAAACTGGACGCACATTTAGAAACGCTTATTCCAAAATCGGTGATTTCAAAATATCGAAGTACGCTACCTTAGGACTCGTAAATTTGGTTATTATCATATCATATAATTTTTATTTTAATTTGTAACATTATAATATATATGTAAATTAAATATAATTATAAATAAGGTATTTTTTACTTTAACTATCTAACTATCATTGACATGGAAATACTGGAAGTAGCTGCTATAATAGGAACTCATGGAGGATTAAGAGCTAAACCTTATCGTGGGACACACCAACCACGAGAAAATTCTTTTGAATACTTATTTCCCCTAACATGGCCTGCGGGTGTAGAAGTATGCGGTATTACGATGCCATTCGGAGGCAATGTTAACTATGCCGACGATACAAGAGAAAAACAGGCAGTTGATGCTGCAGAACGCCATTTAAAAATGCATGGAACTTTTTTTGATAATAATAATCTAAAACTAAGACATCTCTCAGATGATTTATTACACAGCGATGCTTACCTACCGGACGCTTGCGTTCACGGATCCCAAAACCAATTTAGTGATCCTACAATTAACCACGACGCAACATTAGAATCCGATTATGATAATGAGGTTTCCAACACAATGGAAGGCGTTACCGGGTTTGATGCAGTTAAAGGATGTGTATTGCCGGATGGTAATATAGACATGAGACAAATTATTGCAAATTATGTTCCATTAGTGTATTCTAATACTGGTAACATAGAAAAAACAGCCACTGGTGTGAAAAAAGTTCCACTATGTTCAAAAGTGTTTACATTAAGTTCTCAAGAGTATCGTCAAGGTAGAGGCAATGACCCTGACCCTGAGACACGTACATATGCTGAATGGAAGGTTACGTTATTAATTAAATACTCCGATGGCACGGTTGCTAGATTCGATCAATTTGCAGAAGAATTACTTCGTGTAGAACCACCAGCTGGTGTTTTCGGTACTGACCCCTCCCACCACCTAAGAGCTGATGAACATAGTAAGGCATTTTATACAGAAACACTTATTTCATATTTGAGATCCAAAGGATGTACAAAAATAGCAATTGTTGATGTTACATGTTGTGTATTCAGAAATTCAGGACCGTATCGACCGGCCGGATATCCCTTTGGAGCCGTATGCGAAGGTGGCATGACCTCCGAGACAAGAACAATGTTACACAGAACAGTAACTCCATGGATTATGCTTTCGCAATTTGGGATTCGTGAAACTTATGAGAGAGATTCGCATATCTATCCTGAAAGAGGATATTATAATGATAGGTTCAGAAATGCGACGCCTCATGCAGTGAGATATCTTATCAACACATATTATGATTACCTGCAACTTATTTACGATTGTAAAGAAGCAGTACTCCAGGCGTTTGTTGACCAACGTAAAGCTGAAGGTAAACCAATGAAACAAGCATTAAAAGAGACGTCCACCGAGATAAAAACATATTGCATCCAAAAATTTTTTGACCTTTATAAACAACGTAGTAAAGCTATACATGGTATACCAATCACACGACCACGAGACCGATCACAAAGTATACCTCATAATCCTCAGCGACAAGGTTCTCCTCCGCGAGGCGCGCGAGATTCTCCTGCGCGAGACGCTTCTCATTCGCGACACGCTCGTCTTCCTCCGCCACACGATTCGCAGGGTCGGCGATCGCGATCGCGATCGCGACCTATAAACGGGGGTAAACCCCATAAAACAAGACAGGGTAAACGAAACAAGTCCCGGAATTTCCGGAATAAATCTATATCCAGGCGCACTCGTCGACGCGTGATAAAAAGAAAAAATAATTAACAAATAATAATTAACAAAAAATAATAAAAAATAAAAAATAAATAGTAAAAAAAAGGGACTCCCCTGTCCCTGTGTAGTACATTATTTATTTTTTTTACCTTTTAGTTGGTTAGTGCGAACCATGATGATTTTTTGAATGTGTGGGACGGTGAAGTCGAGTGGGTCCAGTACACTTCCTCCAAGCACGTTTGTGCGTAATTGTGCAACTCGGTCAGTTCCGAGAACGTGCTGAGAATGTCCCGGTACGCTTGCGTCTCGTCGATCGGCTCCACTTTTTCCCGCTTGCTGACCCGTTCAAAATACGAGCCCAGGTCGGTCATTTGTTTATGTGCGCGGTACATGATATCCGCCGCAGCATTTTGAACTGCGACAAGTAAGTCCATGATATTGCGCGAAATTTCTCCAGTTTTGTTCAAGTTGAATACCCGGCGGCGAAATGATGTCGTGTTGAAATCTTTGCAAAGATACCCGACACGAAGCACCGACCCGCGCTGTTCCGTATCCGCTTCTTCTTGAAAGTGGCGAATATCGTAATGGCGCAAATGAATCAATGATCTTGCCAGTTCGGGAAATTGCTTTTCAAAGAAGCTGTGGAATGACGCTTGTACGGCTTCGTCTTTGCACCTTATGATGAGTCGGTTGTATTGTGCATTCATCGTGTAACTGAATGCGCGATCAACTTCACGACCGCATTGCACATCTTGTGGATCGCGTTGAAGACCTCCTCCATGATTTCGCATCCATTCCAGGTAGTGTGGATTGTGGCCGTTCTTTTCGATTCGTCCCGTTTTCCAGGACCATAGTTGTTTGCACGATGTGCAGAACATCTGGTCGCATCCCGCCGTTTTGTGGATGTACACGCCACATGCGGGGCACGGTTTCGTATCGGTTTTGAGGAATTTGATGCTTTCGACCGTCTCAGGATTGCACTCATGCGCTTCGATTTCTTCACGGGTCGTGCCTTTCACTTCGTGGCAGTGCGAGCATGAGAATTTGCTGCAAATGCCGCATTTCCATGCAGATGAAACGAATCCAGGGCACTCGGGGTCGCAGCATTTACGCTGAAACGCGGCCACAGTCTCGTTGTCTGCGCTTCCATGCGTGGGAGCAGATCGAAGGAACCGTATATCGTCTTGAAGGATCCGTTTTTGGACGAGCAGTGATTTGATGAGCTTCTCGATCTCGGCAACTTGACTCGCCTTTGCGCGGGCCTGAATTTCGCGCTCGGCTCTTGGCTGGGACATGGGAAGTTGCGCGACTTGACGCTGGACCAGAATCTCGGTGAAGTGTTGTCTCAGGTCGGCCTTGATAAATGATTCCGGGAAATGGCTCTTAAGGAAGGCCGGGGTGAACTCGGTATTGCAGTTCATGCACTTGGATGATGTAACACCGTCGGTCGTGAGAAAGGTCTTGTAACATGTCTGGCATGCGGAATATCCGCACGTACTTACCGGGCAGACAATCGGTTTTCGTACCTGTTTGGTGAATGGGTCGCAGCATACTGCGCACATATTTGAAGCTTGAATTGACGACATTTGGATTTGATATTTCTTATCTAAGAAGGAAACGCTGATGTATACTATTATAGTAATTGAAAATATATATCAATTTTTTTTCAACCTTTATCATAGAATTTATAGAATTTATAGAATTTATAGACTTTATAGAATTTATAGAATTTATAGAATTTATAGATATTCAAAAAAATTGATGTAATTCATTGATTCTAATACAATATACATTCAGACTTCAGACTTTTATATAAAGTAATCGAAAATATGGCAACAGTAACAGCAACAGCAACTGAATCAGCGAAGCTCACCACTAAATACCAGAAAATGACCGACATGGAACACATTTTGAAGAAGCCGGATACGTATATTGGATCCATTCAATTGACCGAATGCACGGAATACACGACTACTGCGACTACTGCGACTACTGCGACTACTGATGCCGCGACTACTACTGATGCCAGTGCCGTATCCATTCAACTCAAAACATTTTCACACATTCCTGCACTTTACAAGCTCGTCGACGAGGGGCTGGTCAATATGCGCGACCATGTCGTTCGCCAAGCTCAAGCAATCAAAGACGGTAAGACCGATGCACTTCCAGTCACTTCAATTGAAGTGGATGTAGATATTGCAACCGGTACCATCACCATGACAAATGACGGGAACGGTATCGATATCGCACAACACCCCGAACATAAACTATGGATCCCGGAAATGATTTTCGGCCACTTGCGCACTTCAACCAATTACGACGAAGACAAAAAGGAGAAAATTGTTGGCGGGAAAAACGGATTCGGATTCAAATTGGTTCTCATTTGGTCCGTGTGGGGATCAGTTGAAACCGTCGACCATGTGCGCGGACTCAAGTATGTCCAAGAATTCAAAAACAATTTGACCGAAATTTGCCCGCCGAAAATCTCAAAATGTTCGCTCAAGAAACCGTATACGCGCATTTCGTTTCGTCCCGATTATGCGCGGCTTGGAGTTTCCGGGCTCACAACGGATATGACCGCCTTATTCATGAAACGCGTCTACGATATCGCCGCGGTCACGGATCGCAGCATTCGCGTCAAGTACAATGGCGCACCAGTTCCAGTCAAGGATTTCAAACAGTATTTGAATTTGTACATCCAACCCGACGTGAAACGCGCATACGAAGCGCCCAGCGAGCGATGGGAGTATGCGGTATGTCTCACCAGCACTGACGAGTTTGCGCACGTATCATTTGTCAACGGCATTTGTACATCCAAGGGCGGAAAACATGTGGAATACATTATGGGCCAGATTCTGCGCAAACTGGCAGCGTATATCAAAACCAAGAAAAAGGTCGACGTGAAACCGGCCACCATCAAGGAACAACTCACCCTATTTCTTCGATGCGATATTGAAAACCCCGCATTTTCAAGCCAGACAAAAGATGAACTTACAACGACCATCGCGATTTTCGGTTCAACGTGCACTGTGAGCGACGAGTTTGTAGAAAAAGTCGCAAAAATGGGCGTTATGGATGCCGCGTGCGCTCTAACGGAAGTGAAAGAAGCCAAAGCCGCGAAAAAAACTGACGGTGCAAAAACGCGCACCATTCGCGGAATTCCGAAACTTATCGACGCCAATTTCGCAGGAACCGAAAAATCCGGACAATGCATTATCATCTTTTGCGAAGGAGATTCTGCAAAGGCGGGTATCGTCAGCGGTCTCAGCAAAGACGACCGCAATATCATCGGCGTGTACCCTGTAAAGGGCAAATTCATGAACGTTCGCGGTGAAGCCGTCAAACGTATCGCTGAAAATGCGGAAATTGCAGACATTAAACGCATTCTCGGTCTAGAAAATGGGCGCGATTACACTTCAATGGACGATGTATCCAAACGCTTGCGATACGGCAAGGTGCTGTTTATGACCGACCAGGATTTGGACGGATCCCATATCAAAGGTCTTGGAATCAATCTGTTTCAGAGCGAGTGGCCGTCACTCACCCGCATTCAAGGCTTTATCGGGTTCATGAACACGCCGATTCTCAAGGCGCGAAAGGGTGCTCAGGAGCGCATCTTTTACAATGAGGGCGAATTCGAGTCCTGGAAAAGCGCTAGCGTTGGCGCTGGCATTGACATTTCGTCCTGGAATGTTAAATATTACAAGGGTTTGGGTACGAGTACCGCACGCGAATTCCGCGAATACTTTGAACACAAAAAAGTTGTGGACTTCGAATACACTGGCGAGCCAAGCGACAACTCGATCGATTTGGTATTCAACAAAAAACGCGCCGATGACCGTAAGGAGTGGCTGTCCACGTATAATCGGTCCGACCATCTCGATACCAGCAACCCGCGCGTGACATATGAAGACTTCATGACCCGCGAAATGAAGCACTTTTCAGTGTACGACAACCAACGTTCCATTGCGAATGGAATGGACGGACTTAAAATATCTTTGCGCAAGATTTTGTTCGCGGCATTCAAAAAAGGCGGCCTTAAAACGGAAATCAAGGTCGCACAATTCAGCGGCTACGTATCCGAGCACTCGGGATACCACCACGGCGAAGCCAGTTTGAATGCCGCAATTGTCGGTATGGCGCAGAACTTTGTTGGAAGTAACAATATCAACTTATTCGAACCGAATGGTCAGTTTGGCACGAGGTGTCAAGCCGGAAAAGATTCTGCAAGTGAAAGATATATTTTCACCCAGCTCAATTCGATTACGCGACTACTGTTTCGCAGTGAAGATGATGCGATTCTCGAATACCTTGATGATGATGGCCAGCTCGTGGAACCTACATTTTATGCGCCGATTGTTCCCATGGTTCTTATCAACGGCACCAAAGGTATCGGCACAGGGTTCAGCACCGACATTATGTGCCACAACCCGCTGCAAGTCATTGACTACATTCGAAATGTTCTCGCGGGAGTAGACCCGGCGGAACGTGTGCGCATTGAGCCATACTATCGAGGATTTGCGGGAGCGATTACGCGGGTATCCACGTCGGGTCCTAGCAAGTACCTGATCCGCGGGGTTCACGGCGTGTATCCCGAAAAGAAACAAGTGCGCGTTACCGAACTTCCCATCGGGTTCTGGACGGACGATTTCAAAAAGTATTTGGAGACGCTTATTGAAGCGGGGACAATCAAAGAATACACGGATATGAGCACCGACACGGTGGTCGACTTTACAATAACGTTTCCGGCAAGCACCGATTTGAACGATGCCGCGTTTTCTTCCGTGGTTGATTATGGCTGCTGCACTGGTTTGGAAAAAATGCTGAAGCTTTATTCTACGGAGACAACAAGTAACATGCATCTGTTTGACAGTCGCGACCAGTTGCGCAAGTATTCGAGCGTTGAAGAAATAGCCAATGATTACTATGCGACGCGACTTGCATTGTACGAAAAACGCAAGGCGCATCAGATTGCATGCTTGTCCTCGGAACTTGGCGTACTTTCAAACAAGGCAAGATACATTCAAGAAGTTTTGGATGGAAGCATCGACTTGCGAAGGAAACGCGGGGATGAGGTGGTTTCCATGCTGAAAGAGAAGGGGTACCACGATCAAGACCAAGATCAATACAAGTATTTATTGAAACTGCCAATGGACAGTGTGAGCGATGAAAATGTAGACCGGCTCGTCAAGGAGCGAGATCATAAGAAAATTCAGCATGAAACACTGAATAAAACAAGCCCGGAGAATCTGTGGCTTTCGGATTTGGACGAGCTTCGCGCCGAGTACCTGAAACAGGAAGAAAAACGACTCAAAACGATTGCGCTATCAACATCAAGACCGTCTTCAACGGGCGCTGGTGCACCGAGTAAGGTTAAGAAATGCGTGATGAAAAAGACATCCGTCGAAAAGTGTGATTGAATAAATGAATGAAAATAAATAAAATTAATATTTTTATTTTTATTGGTGTAGTATATATATTATATATTATACTAATAAATGAGTAACCCGTCGTCGCCTTTATCCAGCTGGCCTCCTGGATGGGGAGATTCACCGATGCGTGGATGGAGGGAATCGCCGAAATGGCCGAACTCGCCATTATACTATGATGGACTTGGATTTGGATCATTGGAAAATTCATCGCCAAGAGTTAGCTCAAGATCACCATCACCAAGATCACCATCACCAAGATCACCATCACCAAGATCACCATCACCAAGACCCTTGCCAATAACTCAAGAAAGAGGACACAGTCCGCGTATTTTCGTAATAAGTTGTCATGGAGTTACATTTACAGATCCAGACCCTTCTAAGCTCGGAGTCCCTGCAACTATAAACCCTGTAAAAGTTGATACATTCACAACTGCAAGTTTCAATCATACAGTTTCAACTTATACATATAATGAAAAAACTTGTTCTTTTTTTGGTCAAGCGTATACCTACTTCATTCCTAAAATTTTAAAAGGTATACAAGACGCTTCACCTTCACCACCTGACAAGACTGCCCTTAGAGATATAATTACTCGTTCATTATGTCATACTCGTGACGTAGAAGGTCCATTTGTTAAGGATCATTGTAGGTTTAGATGTCACAAAGTGGGCGAGACTATGTCAGATCTCTATATATTGGGTTCGGGATCTCCCATGAATGAAGTTGTTTTATCCATTGACCTGGCTACTGGTATGGAAGAAGATGTTCATGATAAATTTGGACTTAGGGAGATTCGTGACAGAGTACTGATCCAGGGCTCATACGATATAACACCTGAATACACACGTGCAATACTAAAGGCTCAACGCGAATTGGAATATTTACATACAGAAATGTTAAGGATTTCTCAGCCACCACACACTTCAGACCGTATGGCTAAGCTTCGACAGCTTAGAACCCAATACGACAATAAGTATTCATACCTTAGATCGACAAAAAATTTTTTAAAAGGGGCGACGCAGGGTCCTAAATACAGGTACAAGACTGAATATCAAAGTAACTATGTGAATATAGGGGGTAATCACATGATAAAACTTTCCGATGTAATACAAATCGCGATTGAGAACGGGACGATCCATCCTGAAACCGATTTTGTTATTGTACAAGCATGTAGAACTTTTTATGGACAGTTGCCGTCCGGTTACAGTGATAAAAGTCCTGGCAGAGGCCAGGACGCTACTCCTAGTGTAGGTGGGCGTAAGAGAACAAGAACAAGAACGAGAACAATAACAAGCCCTAGAATGAAAAATAGAAATAACAGAAATAGAAATAATAGAAACAAAAACAACACTAAAAAACGTAAACGTAAAACAAAAACAATCCGGCGTACATAATTTTATTTGATTGATTTATTTGATTTATTTGATACTGTATCCGCTCACCGCATTGGATAAACAGATCGATTTGAACCGATTTAAAATGTCGGTTGCTGATATTTGGTCCAATTGGTTGACAGACTCATTGTATGTGATGAACTTGCTGTTTTTTACAACAATGTCATTGATGGATGAGCTGCCATTTTCTATCATTACGGTTTGAATAACATTTTCAAAAAACCTGGCAATGTCAATGAGCGAAAATGAAGTCGTATACGTGTCCATTTTTATCCGATTTTTCACACTTGATATCGTTGATTCGGGAACTATACTGTTTTGTCGCTGTCGAATGTACGCTAAACACATTCCGATAACCGTTTTCACGTCGGCTGGACGGCACGTTCCACTGATCTGAACCATTTTGAGTCCGGTAAAGTTTGTATATGTGGCGCTCACTCCGTACACCAAGTTATGGTTCATTCGAAGAAGTTCGTGCAACTCTGCAGATATAACCGAATAAAACAGCTGTGTTTTTCGACAACTACTAAACGCTGATTTTTGAATACTGTGAAGATCGTCGGATCCAAAATCGAAATTGAAATCTGGTAAAATAATCATAAAAAACGCATTGTCTTTTACTGCCGGATTTTTAAACACCTTGTAATTTTTATTCATATTTATATTATTTTTATTTTTATGTTTATTTGACGATCCACTAGGCTTCAAACAGTTTTGGGTTCTAGTAAATTCATTTGAAAATATTTTACGCGGGTCAAATGTAAGCCCTGTATGCGGAACCGTGTACGATTTAGACGAATACGACAAGTGTCGACCAATTATTTTACGTACCTGGGATTCAGTAACATGCCCTGCATATAAAAATACCGCATTTTCGGGAATGAAGAATTGGTAGTAATAGTCTCGAATGTGTTCCGGTGTTATTTTCTTCAAATTTTCAATCTGAATAGATTCGTCGCCGATACGTAATGCTCCAGATTGTAAATTTGTTTTGGGTTCAATATACTTTGATATAAGCCCCATTTCTAGCTTAGTCGTTACATTGGTTTGAAGCGCAGTCAGTTCATTTAGTACAGTTTTTTTTACATGGTCCAACATCTTCAAATTCAAATGATCAGGACATGTACAAATCATTTGCGTGATATAGTCAACAAGATCGTCCGACTCTGAAGCTAGGCCGTAAATGTACGCGGTAACCTTCTGATAACTGGTCGACCCGTTATATTTTACCGGACGATTATTCCAAAATCGTAAACACGAGTTCTTTTGAGACCTTGTTCTTTTTATTTTTTTCATTGAAATCTCGTCCAATGTTTTAATATTCAGATGATTTAAGCTTCTGCTTCTAGATCTAAACCTCTTGGACTTCGACTTCGATTTCGGTTTCGATTTCGATTTCGCATCTTTATCGTAACATTTTTTCCACGATTCAAATAAAATATGTTCGATTAAATGCGTAATACCTAGATCGGACCTGCGCTGCTCGGTATAGAATCCGCCGCGTAACGTCACTGATGCGTATATCATATTGCTTTTGGGATCGGAGATAATACACACATTCCGACCGTGTATTTCTTTTCCAACCGGAACAATATTATTCAGTATCGTCATTGGTTCAACTACTTATACTTTACGCGCATACAATATTTTTTGTTTTAATTAGTTTTTGAATATAAATATAACATTTTACACTATTTATATTTATATTGACAGACAACGGACAAGAGACAACAGACAACAGACAACAGACAACAGAATGACACCTGCGCCTATTTCTATTCAAGATACACTCCAATCCATGGTAAACTACATCGGATCAGGCGACCCCAAAGATCTGGGTGAACTGGGAACATACCTTGGACTAACGCAAGATGATTCAAACGATACTACTAGTAGTACTACTAGTACTACTACTGCAACTGCTACTGCAACTGCAACTGTAGTCGGAATCCAAAAACCCAAGGATCCAATTTTTAAACTTCCTATTTCATATCTTCCACCCGACGAAAAACATTCCATTTCAAATGCGCTTTCCGATGATTTGGAATTACTAGTATCCAAGGATTCAACTTCAACTCGATCGCTTTACGAATCTCTCTTTTTTCCAACTGAAAACACCAACACAACCATTTATGCCAAACAATATGTCTACATGTGGGGGGAGACATTCACAACAAACCTCGTTTTTTTGAAAAATACGCAGGACTTTATTACCCGATTTCATGAAGATCGGACCGCCGATCCGGGAAATAAAAAGGTATCATTCGCAGACGATTTTAAAAGCGTGGATGAATTCTGGACCGCCATGAAAACAAACCGCACGGGGTTTAAGGATAAATTCGGATACTTTGATGTTCCGCCGCTACCCATCATTGAAAAAATAGAACAACTTAACGGCGTGCCTACAGCGCTGCAACTTCTCTCGGTTTATAATGTGTCGACCCCGGTTATCTCCCTCATGATGCCAATCCTGGTGCTAATTCTCCCGTTTTTTATTATCAAATCACGTGGCATCGATATCAACGTTGACAAATATATTGAAGTTTTAAAAACGCTTGCAGCCAGTCACGCTGTCGGGAAACTGTTTACTGAATTTTCGTCTGTATCGATGGAGCGTAAAATGTACATTCTCATGTCCGTTATGTTCTACATTATGCAAATATATCAAAATACCATGTCGTGCTGGCGGTTTTATAAAAACATATACACTATCCACGACCACCTGGTTATGGTGCGCGAATATTTGAAACAAACTGCTAAAAAAATGGACTCCGTCTTGCGGTGCTGCAATTCGCTTCAGTATTATACCGCATTCAGCGGCTGTTTAGGCGCGGAAATGGAAACCGTCCGCTCCATGTGCAGCGAATTGGAAGTTGTTCAGCCGTTTTCGTTGTGTTTGCGCGCCGTTTCTGGGGTTGGGTACGTTATGAAACAGTACTACTTGTTCTTCAACGACGCGAACACGGATGCCATGATGCGATACACGTTCGGGTTCAACGCGTATTATGACCATATTTGCGGTATTTCGCATCACATTGCCAACGGCGTTTTGAACAAGTGTACGTTTGTTTCTGAGGAGTCATTATCTTCTTCTTCTTCAGTACACACTTCAATGCAAGACGCATATTTTTTGAACACGGCGGATGTAAATGGACTTGGAATCGTAAAGAACGATATTATACTCGACAAGAAACTTCTCATAACGGGTCCAAATGCGGCGGGAAAAACTACAACGATCAAGACTACAATATTCAATGTATTATTGTCGCAACAGTTCGGCTATGGCGTTTATAAGAGTGCCAGCATTGCACCTTACCACTTTCTGCACTGTTACTTGAACATACCGGATACGTCGGGACGGGACAGTCTGTTCCAGGCCGAATCAAGGCGGTGCAAGGAGATTCTGGACTGCATTACCGCCAACTCGACCAAACGGCATTTTGGAATTTTCGACGAGTTGTATTCGGGCACAAATCCGTACGAAGCCGTGGCTAGTGCGTACGGCTACATTCATCACATTTCGGGTATGAAAAATGTCGACTTCATGTTGACCACGCACTACATTAGCCTGTGTGAACTATTTGAGCCATCATCGACCACAAAAGTAGAGGAAAAGAAAAAGCGTAAGGACAAGAAGAGCAAAGATAAGAAAAGCAAAGATACGAATGGCGGAAATCCAAATATTCGAAATTTGCATATGAAAACAACCATCGGAGCGTCGGGGACGGATCACGTGTATCATTATAAAGTGGTTCACGGGATATCAAAAGTTAGAGGTGGACTCAAAGTTTTAGTGGACTTGAACTATCCAGACGAGATCATTCAGACCACAAAATACATACTCGAGAAGAAAAAATAAAAAACAAATATAATAAAATTGAAGATCCAATTCCAAATATAATAATAATAATAACAATAACAATAACAAAACAACAGCAAACGCAAGTACAATTAAAGAAATGGCAACAGCACCAACGACCCCCAAGTTATCAAGCACCGACAATCAACAATACCAAATGACGCCAATCCCCCCCGGGTTGTTGCAGTACCATGTATCAAAAGATACGATTATCGGAATGGACTCCGAAATCAAAACCCTAAAAAGGACAAACAGCGATTACAAACAAAACTTCGAGCTCGAGTGTCACACAAAAGAAAACTTGATGCGACTTATTCCAACTACGCAGACAGGTCTCGCAAATAAGGATAGCTGGCGGATTTTACTGCTACTGCGGTCCGTTGATGGGAATGGTGGCGTTTGTTTGAAAGGTGCGCTGCTAAATAACGCGACCGGTGATGTGGCGCTGATTTCTAGCATTAACACCGCCATTCAAGCCGTATACGCGCATAGAACGATCAGTTCGCACGACGAAGAGTACAAAATATGTCAGTGCAAAATGATCGCACCGCTAATATTTTGGGAGGAACTTAGAAACCGGCTCACAAATTAAGCTTTAGTGTATTAATATTAGTTATTAATTATTAATTATTATCATCGGCGGCATAAAAATTCACGCGGCGTCGATTATCTGAAAAAGGAATTGATTCTGGTAGTTTATATTCAGATGATCCATTTTCTCCTAGGGGTCGTTTGCCATAGAATGTGTTGCAAAATATCATCGGGCTGCATGTACCGTTATCCGGTGTTGAAAACTGCCAGGCTGGACCGGGACCGGCGCCTGACGTTGATCCGGCGGTCGACGATTCATAATCGGGTCCAGTACCTTCATTCGATGCTTTGGGATACTCGGGGTTTAAAAGCAGCATATCGTGAGTCACTGGATACCCTCCGGGAGTAAGTTTAAAATTTTGACTCTGCATATTTTCAAGGCCTTCCGTTTGATGCGGGAGAATTATTTCTCCAAGTCCGGGTACCGTATATTTGATTACCGCACCGCTAAATATAATCACAACGAACATGAAGAGTAGCATCATTATCTCTGATTTTGTTCCTGACATAATGAAAAGTGTATATCCTATTATTATCTATTAATATATATTATAATATAAAAAACTACCGGCAACCCGTTTCGATCGAGTGTCCTCGGAGTTATGAGCCCCGCGCGCTTCCTCTGCGCCATGCCGGTTAAAATGGTTTTTATATTATTTTTTATTTGATTTTATTTTATTTTAAAAAAGCCCGCGAGTAGCCGCAAACACGGCCTGGTTGGTAAATGACCAGACGAATGCAAACACAACTGCGTGCGTGATAGCCGTCACGGTTTTAGTGGCGCCGGGTGGAAGAGAAAGAAGAATACCTGGGGTGAGGATAAAAAACAACACCGCGGTGTAAAGAAGCATCATTGCGTCCATTATATGATTGGTAATTTTTTGTCTAAAGATTAAATTATAAATTACGCACAGAAAATAAATTTATTGGTAAATTGTAAATTGTAAAACCATACATAAAAAGTATTATATTCCTAAATATTTCAGTTTAAAGCGTTAAAATTGATAACACCAAATTAAATGAACTAAGGTTGTTGCGTTTGCGTCATTCGCTGCATTAACATTTGTTCTTGCGTGATAACCGGAGTGACCATACGACTTTGAAGCGCTTCACGCGACATGTATATATTTTTTAAATCACTATCTTCATATCCGTATGGCTGGTTCTTATCTGCAACCGATGCATACAAGAATGGAGAATTGGTAACAGATTGGCTCTCTACGTTTACATGTCCGGTTTGGTAAAAGGCTTGCTGTAGATTGCCTTCTATAATATTGGTCGAATTGTGTGTTAAAAATTGGCGGTAGTCCCAGTTTGATTGTATATTATGTGTTGCCTTAAGTTGGTCGTTTATCGACGATCCGGGAACCCATGAAGAAAATGTTCGACCATCGTCCATAAGTGGAGGAAAGTTGAAATGGATATTGTTTGATCCAGAATATGCTGTACCCCAACTCATTGTTTAATGTTGTGCTTATTAATCGTTATTTCGTTATTTAATGTTTAGGATATTTTTATTTTTATATTTTTTATTTTTATTGTTTTTATTTTGTCTTATTGTTGATTCGACGACAACAACAAGTCAATAAGTTGTTCGCGCTTCATTTTGGAAATTTCATTTTCGCCGTCCACTAGTATCGATTTTTTCTTGACAAGTTGGCGAAGTTGTTTAAGTGATAGACTGGAATACTGTGCACCACCACTCGCTGAAGGTGTATGTGCAGAAACTTCTTCTTCTTTTTCAAGATCGAGCACCAACGTCTTTTTCTGCGCACCTTTTTCTTGTTCCTTTTCCTTTTCTTTTTCTTTGTCAGATCCGGATCCAGATCCCTTTTCGGATATTTCTAAACTTGAACCCGAATCTACTTTAATAACGTGAATGTCTTGAATCGTATTCTTGGTCTCATTCTCAGAACCGGAATCTGACTCAGAATCGGAATCAGACCCGGAATCGGAACTCGAATCTGAATCGGAACCGGCCTGGGATCCGGCACAGTGAATAAATTGCGGATCGATTTCAACAACTTTGATACCGTCGTCGTGAATCTCATTATTGTCAACTGCTGCACTATCCGTCTCCATATCATGTATTTTAATTTGCTTATACTGCTTGGAACCTAGCCATGAATCTCGAGTAGTGTTACTGCTCTTGCTGTCATTACTTTCTCCTCCATCCGAACTTGAATTCGAATCCGAATCAGACCCCGAGTCCGATTCCGAGTCTGATTCGGATTCAGATTCAGATCGCAAATGTATGACCTTGGTATCATCCTGATCATCATCATGATCGGAGATGTCAATTCGAGACGACCCCATTCTAGTATGCTGTTGATTCTGGTGTTGCTGTTGTTGTTGCTGTTTCGAATCTTCGTTTGTAGTTACTTCGTTTGTAGACCCGAGTTTATGCTGAATGTATACATTCATTCTATGAAATTGATCACCTATTGATGCGATAAAGCTTTGCATGATGTGAATCTGTTCCTTTTGAGACGTTTCAAGTATTTCGACCCGTTGTTTAACATAATAAAAAAGTGCCCCCACTAAAATAAGCGTAACCACAATACTCAAAATGAGAGATCCTGTATCTCCCATCCATCCAGCACACCCACCCGCAAGGTCGCAGACAGAGCCAGAACCAGATCCAGATCCAGAACTAGAACTCGCGATATTCATAATTTAAATTTGATTTAATAACTTAAGTAGACTACGGCGCCGCTTATAAATATAAAGAGAAGTACGTATTTATATTTAAGTATGAATTAAATAATATTGAATTACTTTATTAAATAATTATCATTCTATCATTCATTCGTATTATTTATACTTTTTAATTTTTATTTTTTATAACATAATAAAACATACAATAGAATCGAATGGCGCCAGGATGCGGTAATGACTTTAAATACGTTTGTACTAAGAAAGCAGCATTGGATTCGATCCAAATGGAGGTCGATCGCTTCAAAACCCAATTTGTTACAAGTTATGTAGCATATCAAAAATCTCTCAACAAAATGGTAACCCCGGGCAGGACGAATCCACCGACAGGGGAAAACATAAATCATAATACACTGAAGGTTATATTTTTAAAAATGGAAGCGCTAAAACGAGAGATTACGGGTGGGATCAGCGAAAACTCAAAAGTTATGAAAGAAATGGACACAAGTATTGCTAAAAACAAAAAGGTGGCCAGCGCAGTTTCAGCTGAAATGAATACGCTGTCGGATAAGGCGGACGGGTCATCTCAAGCCTACAAGGACGCGCTTGGACTTTACAGAAGGGACATATTTAAAAACATTGTCTTTATATTTGCAAGTGGCGGAATAATATACATGAGCCGAAAGGTATTTATGGAAGCATCTTAACTTAACATATTTATATTTGTCCTATGACAACTATAAATAACTTTACACATTTTATACATTTTATACATTCATATTCATTCAATAAAAAATAATTAAGTAGTATAATAAGTAGTAAAGTAAAAGTAATAAATCAAATCATATACAAAAATAATGTATTTGGATGAAGTTTTTAATAACTTTTTAGGCACGCTTCGACCCTTGCCGGATATACGGGAAAATAATCCAAGTTTAGAACATGGTAAATTTGTTACAGATAAGTCAAAGTATTATGCTGGAAAGAGTATGATGATCAGCACCGATAATAGCATTGACGGAACTGGTAAAAATACGGAAATAAAGATACACGTGCCTAGCCAATGTCTTATGAACAGAACAAGTGCCCCGGATTTGGACTCGATTATAGAAGGGTTTGATATCGGAGAAAAGGTAATTGAAGGAAACACGAACCAGTGCGGTATTAGCCAGGCGCAGCGCACGTCACTTCAAACTGCGCTTTCTCTATACAACAGTCTCAACCAAGAGTACATTACAGCTCTAGACAAATACTCTAAATTTAAACAAAACTTGTCGTACTCCAGGTATTTGAATAAGTATGTAAAATATAATATAGCTGCCACTGCAAGTGCATCGGCAAGTGTAGACGTATATTACATCAACGGCTATGGGTTTAGGTACAAGGTTCCTAAAAATGCGTCAGGTGCATCCGTCCTTCCCGAACGCGTGGTTACTGTAGGTGCTGTATCATTTGACCCGAATAACATGAATAATATACCTACCATTTCCGATGTAGACCTTGCAGCATTTCCATCACAACCCAGCGCTTCGAGTAGCGCGTATATAATAAAAGCCGACCAAGATCTTACGCTCGCAGGTAAAATGGTCAAGTATCCGGAAACGGTTGGCACTGCGGTTGTGAATAAGTATTTGTGGGTAGACGTTGAAGGTGTTGCGCATAAATTTAGTCCCGATATTTTGAGTGATGCTCAAAACAATGCAAGCAGTTCGTGCCAACTTAAACTATCATCATTAAAGTCATTTGATAGTAAAGCCGCGTTCGATTTAGCCATAGGCAAAAGCGGAACTGGTCTAACGGTTGCAACGGAACTCGTTGGCAGTGACATAACTGATTCAGCGTATATGTGCAGCGACTTACCTAGTGGCGTTATTGCTAAAAAAACACAAGTGGAGGCTCAAGAACAAGTGATTAAGGACACGCTGAGTACAATTTATGCAAATTTACCCAACTGTTTACCATCATCCGCATCCTCGGGATCGTTGTCATCATCAACACCGATAAACCAATATATCATTGAAAATCAGGACGGAAGCCATTCTTTGAATATTCCATCTTCAAACCAGGATCAGGCACAAACAAATGCAATACGAGGAATCATGCCAACTTATGACGGTAAAGTAAAGGACACGTTTAAAAATGTAAAATCGAAACTGGCGTATTATTTGCTTTGGCTGGCGTTCATGATTTTCATTGTGGTGGTAACATTTCGAAATATGGCCGACAGTGAAGGTCCAGAGTCGGGTTCGTTTCAAGCCAGTGCCGCCATTCTTATTGTTCTCGTGATTTACTTGTTTAATTTTTTATCCAATATGCGCCTCGGACCCAATCAAGCGCTCAGCGAGTTTTTCGGAGCACTTCCCGAAAAACTATCCGCTATGATGAATTTTACGTTTACATAAATTTACATTTATAACGATTCGGTCGCGTTTATTATTTTTGTCAGGATGTAGTATGCGACGGCGTATAAAACGCTCATGGATACTAGACCCTGTAAATTCATATTACCGTCTTTATTGAACATGGACGGCAAAAACTGCATAATCGCAGTACGAAGTGCGGGCATTTGAAACATGAAATAAATGACTCCGATCAAAATCGGCATCTGAAATTCCGTGTAGAGGGTTTCGAGCGTATCCGATTTATTCTTAGATCGGCGGTTATTCTCTCGAACTTCGTCGGTTGACTCGTAACGAGAAATATAATCATCTTCCCCTTGGCTCTGCCCATGGCCGCGGTCACGCGGAATATAGTTGGGTTTAATTTGATCATCGTGTTGCATGGAGAGACTGTCTCTTGGAATATCTCTCGATGGCAGAGACGTCATTCCCGCTCCGCTGGCACGCTGAACACCCGATACCAGCTCATTGAGCGTTCGCGGATCAATCCCGGGCGGCGGTGCACCGTTCATTGCCAGTTGGCGCGGATCTCCTCCTCCTCCACCTCCAGTGTTCGGAATCATATTTGGATCATATTGTTGCATAACGATATTGTTATTACCAGCACCCAGCGCAGCAGCCGTAGAGTTATTATGAACCGGGAGTTCGTCTAGTCTAGTTGTATCCATGATTAATGATTAACGATTAATGAATGAATTTGAATTTAAATAAATTTAAATAAATAGGCGGTTATAGTTGAGATATTTACCTTATCTTTATATACATACTTCTTAGAAACAAGTATGTATATAATTACGCATTACACTTACACTTAGACGTATTTATATATTTATGCAATGTCGACTGTGCGTCGTGTAGTATCGTCGCATTTGATTGCCCGTGGCGTATACTTTAAACATTTATCATCATTGTACCGATAAACAAAGTTTTTAATTTCTTCAGACGACGGTGCGTCGAATTTTATACATGTTCTGTCATTGCACGCCTTTCTAAAAAGCGAAGCAAGTCCTAGGCCTAAAATCACGGAAATAATATATCCGCCGGTTTCGGTATGTAGTAATTGTTTGAGACCCATTATCTTTTTGTTATATAGTATATAAAAATATTTTAATTTTACTTGTTTTACTTTAGTTTAGTTTAGTTTAGTTTAGTTATCAATACTCACCTTTTTCAATTCAATGTCTTCTTTAAAACAAATAAAAATTTGTCCCTTGAGTTTATGTTCCATATATGCCTCATGGTGCATATTTTCTTGAATCTTTTCAATAACGTCGGAAACGCTAATATCTTCCAAATCCTTTTCAAATTCGGTTTTAACGGGCTCCTCGTCATCCGAACCCATCATTGCAAGATGGCTGCCGCTAGATGATTTTTCTTTTTCTTTTTTATTCGCACCCGCCATCGCAGCCGATTTTTTAACTGACGGCTTTCGCTGCTTTACACTGGATCCCCACTTTCCCGTAACCAGTACCACGCAATCAGAGGACGAATACTTGAAGCTGGATGGTTTGAACTTGAGCTGTACGGTATTCGCATTTTCGCGGCTGGGTCGAATGCTGACATCTGTAATCAACTCAACGTCGTGTTTAAATTCCTTGCTACTAATATACGTTGCTATTTTTTCGGTATGCTCTTCCGACACGTCAATCGACGTATCTTCGCCCGCCTCGTCGTCATATTTGAAAAGGGATGGTGTCAGTGCGAGCTCGTAGGTTTCATTCAATGAAACGGATTGCGTAGTTCCCATTGCAACTTTGTATTTGTAAGTATTTAATATTCGATAAATTATACTCGTATAAACAAGTTTAATTTATATTGTTTTTATGGCAAAATAATAAAATATGAAATGAAGCGCATTCTATTCATTCATTCTGTGCATTTTTTATTGTCAAATAGTTCCATTATTTTTTTGATCAATTTGTCGAAATCATCGCGCTGCGCCTTAGACATATCGTACGCGGTCTTGAAATCACTGACAAGGTCCTGAATACGGGCGCGATCTTTTTGAATATCCGCCACCTTTTGCTGGCTTACTTTATATTCTGCAGAAAGCGCAACCAACCTAGCCATTTCTACCGAGTACTGAGTATCTTCATTTTTTATCAGCGCCTTGTATTTATTGTAATGGTTAATGAACGCGGTTGCCACGTATCCGCTAATGTTTCTAACGTTTGCATGAATTCCGTCTAGTAAGTGTATCATTTCGGTTTTATAGTTATCACCGACAAGTTTGACACTCACGGTAGTTTTCACGGACCCGATATGACCCCACAAATTATCAAGCGACTTCAAGAATTCAGGTTTCATCGCATCAAGCGAGTTGAGATAAGCTGTATCCGATATGATCTTTTTAAAATGCGTCTGAATCGTCGCATTTAAACGTACGCCTTCATCGTATATTTTTTTGAGCTGGGTCTTTTCCTTTTCAAGCCTTGCGGTTTCAAAAGAAAGCGTTTCGCTAGCCCCCTGAAAATTTCGTTTATTTTCCGCTTCAAGTTGTACCTGCTGGTTGCTTGTGTCTTTCATAACACGGACAATCGTTTCTTGAAACTTCGTCAACTTGATATTGGACTTCGCATTTCCATTATTGACTTCAGTTACAACCGCGTGGTGGGTAGTAGTTACAACAACCGGCGTTGCACGTGATTTCGTAGGAGTCGGCGCCGCACTTGGTTTAGCAACAGTAGGCGCAGGAGCTGCACTTGGGTTTACTAGAGTAGCAACAGCAGGAGAAGGACTTGGTTTTGCGGGTGTAACAGGTGCCAATTTTCCAAATGGAAAGAACCGGCAGTACACGCGATCATGATTTTCATTATTGCTGGTCCATAGCCACTCGGCCTCACCTGGAATATTTGGACGAGAACCTCTGCCGACCGATCTCCATATATTCGACTCCTGGTTTTTACCATAACTTTTTGCAGTTGTCCATTTAGAGTCGTCGAAATTGTTTTTATTCCATCCGGGTTCAGATTGGGTAGAACATTTCCAGTCCGATGGTTTGGTAACGGTGTTTCCGAATTTACCGATAAAGGCAGCAGGGCCACTGCGGTCAACGCCATCAAGTGCAATCACGTCACCCACGGCAACAGTTGAAGTGAAATGGTACGTAGTTGTCCAGCTTGTTCCGCGACCAACCTTCTTTTCATTGACATACAAATCAAATTCGTTGTCACATGTCATATAAATCGACATTGGAGATGATTTCACGGTTGCTGCTGTTGCTGTAGCCACTGTCACTGCCGCAGCTGCCGCAAGACCTGAAATTACTACCATATTGGGTTTAGACGAAGAAGGTGCTGGAATGGTAATTGGTTTGGGTGTGGGCACTGGAGCTGACTTAGGCGCTGCTTTAGGTGTTGCTTTACGCGCTGGAACAGGTGCTGGTTTGGGCGCTGCTTTAGGTGCTTGAACAGGAGCTGGTTTGGGCGCAGGTTTGGGAGCTGGTGGCGGTGGAGGGGGTGATCTCCTAAAAATCTTACTGAAAAATCTTAACAGTTTACGAGTATGAGCCGATTTAAAAATATAGGATGAAGATTCGTCATCGCACACCATCTTACCATTGAATGCCAGTTTCATTATTTCATCAAGAACCGCCACAGTAATGTTATTTGCAACTGCTTTACATGCGAAACGCTCTAGTGGATTTTCATGCACGCAATTCGCATCGATTGATTCGGCAATTTTCTCATATGACGATTTTTGTGAAATGTATTCAGAAACACTCTGAACTGCATTGTGGCATGCAGTTGTAGTTTGCAAATTTTTTTCGACAGGGTCGTCATGGTCAGAGTGTTGAAACAACGCCGTTTCAGAACATAGTGGAATCACTTCAGTGCATATGAATGCAGGGTCCAGTAGTTTAGTTACAACCGAGTCAAATGCAAACGGGACGTACTTTCCAATCAGGCTATTACAGTATTCTCCTTCAGTTGTCGGTAAATGCGAACATATACCCGATTCCAATACTCCTTCTGTAATGTTCTCGAGACGCGGTTCGCGTGTTTTCAAATATTCTTGCGATTTTCCGATAAACCACTTGCATCCGTCGCACTCCATCGGGGTCTGCGCTGGGTTCAATAACTTATGGGAGACAATCACATCGGGTTTAATAGATACAGGAACTGCTAAAGTCGTTGTTGTAAAAAGTAAGCATAATGTCAATGCAAGTCCACCGTTATATTTCATTTTGCGTAAAAGTGAGTCGAGTTGTTGAGTTGGGTTGTGAGTTGGTGAATGCTCTTATACTTAACATTATAAAAATATATCTTTAACTTGTTTTATTTATTGTTGGTTGGTCATCCCAGATCAACAATTTATGAAAATTTATAAAAAAATATAAAAATTGATCTAAAAATGCTTAATTACAACTTATATATTATAAACAGTACTATTATACTATAAACTATAGATTTAGATAATGAACCGCGGGAATATAAGACAAGACGCATCTAGGCGCCCATACGGGCGAAGAGATGATCAGCGAGGGCCGCCGCAATCGCAATCCCGAGGAGCGGTATCAGCAGTAACCGCATCCACAAGCGACGGATTAAACCGCCTTGTTGATTTGTATATGGAAAATATTTCATCACCTGGGTCACAACTTGAACTGGAAATTCGATTTGGAACGCTCGGGTTTCGCACACTCACGCATAATGACCATTCCAATGTAATTGACCGTATTCTGTCTTCGGGGTATCGCGCAGTAGGAACCGGGGATTACCATCTTCGCATTCACTATGAGAATATGGCCACAGAGGGTCGTGCACCGGCCAAACATGTCATGTCCAATAACCGCTTTGAATTGGATGGGATGTCCCAGATTCAACGGTACTGTACCACGAATGAACTCGATAGCGACGTTTCATATGGCCCTAATCGAGTAAGGTGCACGCGTAAAACGGACGCGTATGTAAACGACGAACCTATTCGACCCGTAAAGTTCAATGACTTTAATTTCAAAGTGTCTCTTCAACGCGAGACGAATTTACGTCTCGAGTCTGCAGAAATAACTCGGGTGATTCACAATTGGCCGCAAACTAAAAAGTCGTTTCGATACATGAAGCGCACGTCATTTGAAAGCCCTGATTCGCCCATTCGATTCGATATCAGCGTCGTAAAGGAATCGAAACGTCTTGCGCCTCCGAATTCGTGGATGATGGAAACCACGTACACGTTTGACCAGGCAGACGTGATCAATTCTCCTCCAAAATACGAAATTGAAATCGAAATCGATAACACCCGCGTTGGACCTGGAAAATTCGTGGATACTCCTAAAGCGCTGGCATTCTTGTTGCGCCGGGCTATAAAACTGGTTCTCTCTGGTCTGCAAGGCACTAACTTCCCGGTTCCGTACAGCGAGCTTCAATTGGTTGCAAACGATTACCATTACATGCTGTATAAAACGCACGATAAACGACAACGGCGAGAAGTAGATAATCCACGTAGAGTCCGTGGCGGCGGTCACGAATCTGAATCCGAATCCGGATCCGAGTCGTCGTCGTCGTCTGGCTCTGGTTCTGGCTCTGACGACTCCGATAAAAGACAAAAACAGAATGTGAGACTGCTCGCTCGTGATTTTATTGGTCCGTCGTCAGTTACTCTTCAGCGCGTAAATGTGTCCAGTAAATACGATCCGGCCAATTATCAACGCGAAACCAGCGTTCCCAATATACGCCACAATTACACGGTGACCGATAAGGCCGACGGTCAGCGTAAAATGTTGTTTGTTAACGGGACTGGGCGAATCTACCTGATTGACACGGCAATGAACATACAGTTCACGGGGATGGTATGCCGCGACGATAAGTTGCACTGGTCGTTACTTGATGGGGAACATATCATGCACAGCAAGACGGGCGAATATATCAACATGTATGCCGCATTCGATATTTATTTCATTCGAAAGGTCGATATTCGACACTTGGCGTTAGCATTTCAACACGACGATGAAGCAAATACAAACACGACTAACTTTAGGTTATATTACCTGTCGATGTTTATGGCGGATCCTAAAAATTCATTTCATTCAGTGGTACAAGGAGACCCTGCTGCTTCGGCATCCGCGCTCCGAATTGTTGCAAAACGGTTTCGCGTGGCTGGAAAACGCGACCCCAACGACATATTTGCGTGTTGTACGGATATCCTCAATCAAATCAACGACGGAGCGTTTACGTACAATACCGACGGGCTTATCTTTACTCCCGCAGATACAGGAGTCGGGATGTTTGGCGTTGGCGGTGTACCGTCTATGAAAAAGTGCACCTGGGCGCTATCGTTTAAATGGAAACCCGTGTCTCATAATACGATCGATTTCTTGGTAACGACGGATAAGAACGAAGACCAGAGCGACATCATTCATCAAAAACCCAGCTTGGTCACATGCAGCGATTCGCCGATTATCAAGTATAAGACGCTTACATTGCGCGTAGGATACTCGATTGAGCGCGACGGATCCCCCAACCCGCTCCATGCGGTGCTGGACGGAGTTTCTAAACTCGCGTCTCGCACGCGAATGGCGCTTCCCGATGATTTGCCTCACGCGGCAGTACCGTTCTTTCCGACCGCGCCGTACGATCCTTCGGCTCACATTTGCAACATTGTTCTGCATAACGTCGGAGGAATTTATCAAATGCGCACCGAGTCCGGAGAAGTGTTTACCGACAAATCCGTTGTTGAATTTCGGTACGATAAGGCACGGGAACCCGGTATGCGTTGGATTCCAATCAAGGTTCGACATGATAAAACCTTGGCGCGCGAATCTGGAAACGCGTTTCATGTGGCGAACAATAACTGGTATTCGCTGCACTACCCGGTAGAAGAGCGTATGTTGAAAACGCCAGTCATGAGTCTGATCAGTGCAAATGAATCGAGTGAGGATTACGAGACTGGCGTATATTATCAAAAATCGAAACAGAAAAAAACTTCCGCTAGCCAGGGCACGCTTCTCGACATAACATCTACGAAACCAATTCGAGACTTTCATAACAAGTTCGTAAAACGCGCACTTATTTCATCGGTTGCAAAACGTGGAATGACGCTGATCGACTTTGCGTGTGGAAAGGGCGGCGACATTTCAAAATGGATCGATTGTGAACTTCAGTTCGTTCTTGGAATTGACATTTCAGAGGATAATATTACCAACCAGTATGACGGAGCATACGCTCGATATCTGAACTATGCGAAATATCACTCGGATGCCAGCATATACGAGGCGGGAACTGGATCGGGGTCGGGATCAACGTATGCGGTATTCGCAAAGGCAGACAGCTCGAATGTGCTTCGCGAAATGCCGCAAAACGCAACAGATACCGCGCCGGCGGAAAGAGAAACTGATATATACCACGCCATCAAACAAACCGTGTTTGGAGAACGCCACCATGATGCCAAATTAGTAGGCGACGAGTTGTCAAAGTATTATGGAGTTGGACGAGAAGGATTCGATGTTTCGTCCATACAGTTTGCGCTACACTACTTTTGGAAAGACGTGAAAACGCTGCACACGTTTATGCGGAATGTTAGCGAGTGTACCAAGGTCGGCGGACACTTTATAGGAACGTGTTATGATGGGCGGTCGATATTCAACATGCTTAAAAAGGTGCCCACGGACGGAACGATACGCTACGAAGATGACCATCATCGAATTATTTCATCCATAACCAAGCGATACAAGAAGCAAGACTACTTTGACGACGAATCGTCGTTAGGATACGCCATTGACGTGTTTGCAGAATCAATCAACACGATGCACACCGAGTACCTGGTCAATATGATTTATTTGGAACGAATCATGCGAGACTACGGGTTTGAACTGCTCCCTGCCAAAGATACGCAACGCGACCTCTTTCTTCCTCGCGGGCATGGAGCAAGTATGGGATCTTTTCGCGACATGTTTGATATGATGACGTATTATGTGAAAGGTATGGTGGGGTCGAGCGGAGCCGACGGGTATGATGAAGAATTTGATATGGAAGCGTCAAGTGTACCCCTATCGAAACGCGCATTTCCCGAAAACCACCCCATGAAAAAATTTCGTAAGTTTATGGATACAAATCCTATGAACCTCGTGTCCGGGAAAGCTAGTGAAATGACGGAAACAATGAAGGCGGTGTCGTTTGTAAATAATTACTTTGTGTTCAAAAAGGTCCAGCACATTGATGCAAAAACGGTATCTGACGCGTTTATTAAAAATGACGGGATGGTTGCGAATGCGGCCGCCGCCGTTGTTGCCGCTACTGCTACTGCTTCTGCCGATGCAAATGTTGAATCAGGGAATAAAGCAAAAGACCTTGGAAAAGGAAAGGAAGAAAAGGAAAAGGAAAAGGAAAAAGAAAAAGAGTTGCGAGTTAGAAAACAAATTGACGGGGTGGTATATGTAATGGATACCGAGACTGGCGAACTGTTCAAAACTGCCCAGTCCAAAGAGCCGATCGGAAAATTGAAAATCAGTAGCAGTGGCAAGAGAAAAGAAATCGAATTTGTAAGTGACGAATATGCGGCAAAGCATCAGTTACAAAAGGAAAAAGCTGCAGAGTCATCTGAAAAAAAACGCAAGCATAAGGATGTTGAAGGAACTGCTGATAAATGATATTAAGTGGAATAAGTGGAATAAGTGGAATAAGTGGAATAAGTGGAAATCGTTAATATCATAATCATTATTTTATTTTATAAATATAATACTATCATCTTATATATAAAATAAAATATGACGTCTTCTCAGAAAATATGGGTCGAAGACCCTTTTATTTTACTGGACAAAAACCATATTCACGAATTATGGCCCAAGGATGGAACAAGTTCGGAGGCTAAGTTAAATGCTGGATCGCGGATGGTGATTATTCTCTCGATTTTGGGGTATCTAGTTACTATGAATATTAATTTTTTTATAATCGGATTCATTACTTTAGCTATCATTGGCGGACTTTACACCGTTAATGCGGCGAGCTCAAATATTGGCGACGAACCGTTGTCTACTAATAAAGACGGGAAGGAAGGATTTATTCAATCGTCCAAATCAATGGAACGTCGAGCTGAATTTGAAAATCCACGACCCAGGGAGAGTTACGGATATGAGCGGCAAAATGTTCCCATATCGGGCGACTTTGTATCACCGACCGCGACGAATCCGTTGATGAATGTGCTGCTACCTGAAATACAGGACTCGCCCAACCGCAGTGGCGCCATGCCCGCGTTCAATCCACAGGTTGAAACCAATATCAACGAAACTGCAAAACAGTACATTAGCAGTAAATTCGATGCGAGTAAACGCGACGTCGTTGGATCAGAATTAGAGTCGACTAATGAATCCGAAAATCGCGACATTTACAATAAACTATTTTCCAATTTAGGAGATAACTTTGAATTCGATCAATCCATGCGCAGTTTTTACGCAACTGCAAATACTCGTGTAAATAATGACCAGCGCGCGTTTGCAGAATTTTGTTACGGCGATATGGTCTCATGTAAAGAAGGGGATGAGTTTGCATGCAGCAGGAACAATACGAGGATAGGACAAGTGGTCGGTGCTTAAGACCATTTACTAATTCACTCATTACGTTCTTCGTTTTTTATATCGTGAGTTTCGTACTATATATAAAAAAAGGTAAAAAAAGTGTTAGTTACACATACATACACACAATTATTTTATTACCTGTATTGGGTTCTAGTTACGCCGAGTTAGTTTAATCGCCGTTGTCGATTGCGCGTCTTCCTCCCATGTTGTCTTCGTCGGCCGCGACAATCAAGTCGAAGTCTTCGTCGCTGATGAGAGAAGCCATGAATGCGTCCTCCAAAATTCGACGATGTTCTGCGTCCATCCTGACTAGAGGCTCGTCGGCCCAGACAGGCTCCTCCTTCAGGTCGACCTTGCGAACTTCGATTTGAGTAATTGGCAGGCTCGACAATTCCTCATCATCGATGATGACCACGCGTTTCGCAGGCTGTGAAGCAGAAGCGGTATCATCCGTCTGAAACATTCTCCAGTATTCAGGAGTGCCCCAGGGAGGCATGTCAAACAATGGAGAAGGAGCAGGAGCAGGAGCAGACAACGCCGGGGCTTCAAGTTGAATCCGAACGCGAGGCCCGTGAGGATGAGCGTATGGCGCGCGACGTTGAGTCTCTTGATGACGGGGCTCTTCGCGACGGTACTCTTGATGACGAGGCTCTTCGCGACGAGGCTCTTCGCGACGGGGTTCTTCACGACGGTACTCTTGATGACGAGGCTCTTCGCGACGGTAGTCGTCGCGACGGTATTCTTCGCGACGGTAATCACGAGGCTCTTCGCGGCGGTACTCTTGATGACGAGACTCTTCGCGACGGGGTTCTTGATGACGGTATTCTTCGCGACGGGGTTCTTCACGACGGGGTTCTTGATGACGGGGTTCTTCGCGGCTGGGTCTTGGCTTGTATTGCTTGCAGTATGACGAGGTATGGCCGGTCTGGTTGCAAATGCGACAAGACTGGTTCAGTAGAGTCGGGCACACGACTTTTCCGTTGGGACCGGGCTGGTCCTTCACGAAATGGCTCGTGTAGTCGCTCTCGGAACATCCGGCATCCTTGCACACCTTGCAGAACGACTTGGTGTTGGAACTGGAACTGGTATTGTTGTTGTTGCTTGACATATTGAGTATTGGTATTGATCGGTAAACGTAGTTTGGAATCACTGCATCACATTTATAGTAGATTGAAAAAACATTTCAATTTTTTTTCCATTTTTGAATGATTTTGATTTTGTAAAAATAAATTTAAAGTTGGAAATAAAATAAATAATATCATTTAACAACATATATACAATTAAAATTATTTTTACCAATGTCATATATTTTCGATAACTTATCCCGTATTGGAAACGACAACATCGATGTCAGCCAACGAAATGTTCAAAATTTAAATTTAGCAAATTACAATTTATTGAATTACTTTGCTTCAGACTGCACAATGTCGCGTCCAATTGATTTTGCAACATCTCAGCCCAACGTGTTTTACAACGGATCGCACCAGGTGGGTATTGGCGGATGCAACATCGACACCAATTCCAAACTCACCATCGGAAGTGAAAACACCTACAATAAAGATAAACTCAGCTTGAATGAGCGTCCATACAAAACGGTACCCTTCCTGGGTCGCGGTAAAGTAAACCCCGTTCTTGAGTCGCAACTTATGCAGGGTGACAACTTTACAAATCGGCGCAGTGTCAACATGTTAAGCGAACAGTGTTATATGGCATATTCCAATACGCCATTGCTTCCAGTTTTAGAAGCAACTCTAAACAACTCTGCGAATTTCATTGAAGGTGTTGCAGTAGACGGCTGGGTCCGCGGCGGTGTTCCAGCGCGTCAGCTTGTACGCGATATGCACCAATCATCATCCTCATAAAAAATTGAAATTAAAAACCTATTTACTTTTATATTTACTTTAGCGTCAACAACAACAACAACAACAACACAACATGAATCTATTTATTCTATCATTGATTCCTGCCGAAATCGCGGAATCCATGATGGACAAACACATCTCGAAAATCTTGCTCGAAGCAGTTCAAATGCTTTGTACCGCGAAACGCGTCCTGGATCCTGAAGAAAGTGAATCCGATGCAGTGTTATACAAACTAGCCCACAAGAATCACCCCGTTACGATCTGGTGCCGCACATCTCGCGCCAATTTTGTGTGGACCCTGGACGTCATCGACGCCATGCATACGGAATGGAAATACCGCTACGGGCACCCCGAAACAAAAGTTCACAAATCGTACCTGGTTGCTGAACATTTGCGCGCACATATTCCCGCGAATGAAAAATTTCCAGTCGACGAAACGATCGGCATCACCCAGTTTGCACTTGCAATGCCCAACGAATACAAGTCGCTGGATGGAGATGCAGTTGCATCATACAGAGCCTACTACATGTCGCCCGAAAAACAAAAAATAGCGACATGGAAGTTACCTCGCTCACCACCTGAATGGTATGAGAGAAAAGTATGTTAGTATAGATACTAAATCAATAACTAAATAACTCAATAACTCAAATAACAAATTGAAACCTTTCGAAAAATGTATTAAATAATAAAAAACATGTATTCATACCAATTAATTAAGTTTAATACACGACACGAATATGAGTATCCAAACGTCAACGCCATCTGACGGTAAAGGGAAGACTACAAATGTCAGAGACATTCAAAAAGAAGGCGCAGCCGCAGAACTGGTTGCTGAAATGCAAGACAAAAAGACCGGTTTGAAAAATACGCTACATGCGATCGAGAATTCCAATTCAACAAAACAAAATCAATCTCAAGCTAAAGCTCACGGATCTGGATCTGGATTCGATAACCGGCTTTATGCGGGATCGTCTCCATCATCATTTCCAAATATGCACAATAATTTGAACCGAAAAACAATTTGTTTAAACATGATTGTAAAAAATGAGGCACACGTCATCGCAGAAACACTTGAGAACTTGTACTCTTATGTAAAGTTTGACTATTATGTAATATGCGATACCGGATCCACGGATGCGACAAAAAGCATCATTGCAAACTTTTTTTCCGAAAAGGGCGTCGCGGGCGAAATTCACGATCATGTGTGGCGCGATTTTGGACATAATCGAACCCTTGCATTGAATGCTGCATACAACAAGGCCGATTACTCGTTTATTTTCGACGCAGATGATAAGATTGTCGGAGACTTCGAGCTCGTTCAACCGCTCCGGTCAGACTCGTACCACTTTAAATTTGGAAACGGGTTCAATTATTTGCGTGTCTTGATGATAAACAGCCGCCAGCGGTGGCAATTTAAAGGCGTGCTGCATGAATTCATTACCTGCACAGAAGGAAGCGGAAAAAGTGAAACCATCCAGGGTAACTATTACGTCGAATCTGGGCGCCGAGGAGCCAGGAATAATGTCGCAAACAAGTATTTGGACGATGCGCGCATTTTAGAACGCGGGTTCAACGATGAAGCGGTACGCATTTTATTGCGCGCAGAGTTACAAGGACGGTGGAGATGCATACATCAAAGACGCCATTCAATGGTACGAGCGCGTTCTTACACTGAACAACTGGAGCCAGGAAAAGTATTATAGTTGCCTCATGTTGGCTGAATTATATGAACGCCATCCCGATAAAGATAAAAGCCGCGAGACGCTAATGAAGAGCCAGAACTATTTGCTGATGTCATCCAATTATGATTCGGAACGCATCGAAGGGGTGGCCACATTGATTGAACAATACCGAAATCACGGTATGAACACCCTTGTAAATTTGATGTACCACAAGTACAAGGGGTATTCTAGAAACCAGACGGATAAACTGTTCGTAAATCAGGGAAAATATGACTACTGCATTGAATACAACAACTCCATTTCTGCGTACTATACGGGAGACGCTGCCAGTGGGTATGAGTGCTGCAAACAAATTCTTACCGCATCGCGCGTTCCCGCCGGATACTACACGTCAACCATCAATAACGTCATGTTTTATAAGGATCTCATGATGAAGGACCGGTTCACGCATAAGATGTTTGTCAATTTGGAACAGTATATCGCGGAAACTGCAAGAACCGGGCTTCAAATCGCTAAAAGCGCGTGCGAGCTGTGGAATACCCTGTTTAGCTTGAACCGGTCTCACCTTACCCGTTATACGTCATACAACTTCAAAAATAGGCGCGTGAAGAATGTCAAGGTCATGCTGACGTTTACCACATGCAAACGGTACGACCTGTTTCAGCAAACCATTAACTCCATTATCAATCAATGGGCCGATGTGGAAGACGTGGATTTTTGGTTTTGCGTCGATGATAACTCCAGTATTGAGGAACGAAACCGTATGCGCAAGAATTACGGCTGGATTCGGTATTATATGAAACGCCCGGAGCAAAAGGGTCATCGGGAAAGCATGAACATCATTTACACCATGCTGAAACGCATTCGTCCCAAATACTGGATTCACATGGAAGACGATTTCCTGTTTCATACGCGTATGGACTACGTAACCCCGGCAATAAAGTACCTGGAAGCGTTGAAAGAATCGCACGGGGTACGACAAGTCCTGTTTAACCGCAATTATGGCGAGACCATCGATGACTATAAAATTCTTAGCCATAGCAACTTTGACGCCCAGACGTCCGAGAAGATTCGCGAGATTGATGGCGGCAAGGGTATTAAAATCGGGGCTGTGCTACACGAGTATAAGGACGACCCGAATGCGTCATATGCTTATAGCAATTGCCATTACTGGCCGCATTACAGCTTTCGTCCTGCTCTTATTGATGTTGAAGCCGTTTTTGAAACCGGGGATTTTAATACTGAGAACCAGTTTTTTGAAATGGATTATGCTAAGAAATGGGTTGAACGCGGGTTTAAATCCGCGTTTTTCAACCGCATTACAAACCGGCACATTGGACGCCTTACTTCTGAACGTCACGATAAAACCATTTCCAACGCATACGAGTTGAATAACGAAAACCAGTTTCAAAAGGGTTCGGATGAAGTGTCAAAGTTGGCACTGGCACCGGAACCGGAACCAGAACAAGCGCCAGAAGATCTAGAAATAGAAGACGACGTTGATGAGATCGTATCAAACCCCACATCATCTAGCGAATTTGAATTTCAAGAGCGAGAGATTCCAATTAAAATCGTAAACCTAAAGCGCCGCCCCGACCGTAGAGAAGAAAGCATTTCAAAACTTGCTTCTGCCGGAATCATGGATCAGGATGGTCGCGGTTACGAGTTCGTGGATGCAGTTGACGGTGCTGAAATTGTCCCGACCACTGAAATAAAACGCTTATTCCAAGGAAACGACTTTGGATCTAAGCGCGGCGTCATTGGATGCGCGTTAAGCCACTACCGACTTTGGAAACAGCTTCTGGCAGATTCAAACCATGAATTTTATTTGATTATGGAAGACGATTTCGAACTTCGGCCCCATTTTAAACGCGCCATTCACGCTCTTCACGATGAATGCGTAAACCGCGACGTTATCTTTATGGGGTATCACATGTTCAGCGAAAAGAGAGATAATGTAAAACACATTTATAACCGCGATCTCGTTTTGAATACTGATACAACAAAATCGAAACATGTGGATGCGGATGCGAATCTGGATTCGGATTCGGAATCAGAACCAAATTATTACGGGCTGGACTTATCAGTTGATCCGTTGAATAAAGACTTGTATATAGGTGCCACCCATTGCTACAGTGTCAATAAGAACGGCGCGAAGCTGCTGGTTCAATATATCGAAGCCAACGGCATTAAACACGGTATCGACTACCTCATGAAAATCGCAAATAATGGGCTGGAATGTTATGAAACTCAGCCCCACCTGGCACTAGCCGACTGGAACGAGTCTGGAAAACAGATTGATACAGATATTCAGTTTGATTACAACCGGATCGACCTTGACTCGGTAGATGACGAGTACACGTTTTTCCCGGGATTGGATATGCCGGATCATGACATCCATTATATCGGAAACATGCACCCGTTTAAACTAGATGCATGGGTAGACGCCGCGAACCGGGTAGACGGGTGTGTAGCTTTTAACACGCACGGATTTCTGAAGCAGACTGCCCTTTTATCTGATCTTTGCGAGACACCGTACATTAATTCCGGAAACAAGTCACAGCACGGAATCCATATTCGAACCGATTACGTAAAGTTCCAGAAAAAGTATGAAGTCGAACTTGCCGAGGCGCGCAAAAATCAGGCCCTGATTACCAAAGACAAACCTGAAGGGCGCATTCCCGTATCACCTGCTCGCCCGTTGCGAATCGGGTTCCATAATACTCAACTGTGCGACCGAGGGTCTACCGTAGCCATGCTGGATTACGCGCACTACAATGAAACCATTCTTGGAAACACTAGCTATGTTATCTATAGTGTCGTAAGTGACTCGAACCGCCCGGAAGTTGTCGCATCGTGTCAAGATAGATACAGTACCGACCGCGTATTTGGATACAAGTCGCTACTCGAAATTGAAGAGTTCGTCATTAAAAATAAACTTGACGCGGTGTATGTAATTAAATCGGGAGCAAATGACAAGTATGTATTCATGAGCTGCCCCACGCTGGTTCATTGCGTGTTTGAAGTGGACGTACACGGAAGCCGCTACGCCGCCGTTTCCAACTATCTCAAAGTGTATCACGCGCCCACCGACTACGACGACAACCTGCGTAATCAGATTCGGGTCGTACCGCACATGATCGACATGCCGAGCAAAGAATCCGTTCAAGCCCGACTGCATGCCGGAACGCTCATGAATTACAGATCCAAACTTGATATTCCAGACGGTGCATTTGTTGTTGGCAGGTACGGCGGGCTGAAACAGTTTAACCTCTACCAAGTGCATAATAAAATTATCCAGTTTTTGAAAGACGGTGCTGCAGAAAGGGATAACGTATACTTTGTCTTTGTAAACACGGCGTCATTTTACACCCACCCGCACATAAAGTATGTGGATACCATCTATGATAAATTCGAAAAAGCGGCGCTCATTTTGTCGTGCGATGCCATGATACACGGTCGTTCCGACGGCGAAACATTTGGTCTATCGTTGGGCGAGTTTGCATTCTATAACAAGCCCGTCATTACCACAGTCAGTGACGAATACAATGCCCACATCGAAATTTTGAAAAATAAGGCTATTTTGTATAACACGCACGATGATACACTACTAGACCTGCTGCGTAACTTGAGGACTAGGGTAAGCTGTTTTATGAAAATGAATGGCGGCGACGTGAATGGCTATGCCGAATACACCCCTGAAAAAGTGATGCGTGCATTTAACCGGGAATTTTTGGGTATATTTAAACAGGACCGGATCCGGATCGATACGACGGATATTGCCGATGAAATAATGCAGACAATAACAGCAACAACAACAACAACAGCAGCTTCGCCTACGCCTACCACCGCCAATCAGCCCATTCGAGTGAAAATGATTTGTAACTGGTGCAGCAGCCAGCAGCTGTGTAAGGAATGGTCGAACATGTGCGAGCGTAACTTCAAGTGGAAGAATATTGAGATTACATGGACCGATAACCGCGATGAAATCGATTACTATGTTATTATCAACTACCCTATGCGCGAAAACGAATATTACGTTCCAGAGAAAACACTGGTATACCAAATGGAACCCGCCGTTACCGACCCATCCAAACCGTGGGGTACGAAAACGTGGGGAAAATGGGCAAATCCCGACCCGAAAAAGTTTATGCACGTGAATGCCCACGCAAATCATCTCAACGCCGTACAGTGGCTGTTTCGATACCCCTTGAACCAGTTGAGCGATTCAGTGAATTTCAAGTCGTGCGATAAACTTGACCGAATTTCGTGCGTTCTCAGTAAGAAAAATTCCGACGAAGGGCACGTTCTGCGTAACAATTTGCTGAAATATATTGAAACGGAGTCGACTCGGTACGCGAATGCGCCAATCAATGAACTACAGTCATTTTTAAACGTGTTCGGAAAGAGTAATTTTTTCCAGTACCGGGCGTATGTTGGAAAATTGCCTGAGGATAACCCGTTCTACGGAATAAAGTCGTACAAGTACTACTTCATGTGTGAAAACAATTCCGAACACAACTATGCAACGGAAAAAATATGGGAACCCATTCTGTGCGAGACGCTATGTTTTTACTGGGGATGCCCCAATTTGGACGACTATATCGACAGTCGCGCATACGTTCGCCTCGATGTTGCCGACAAAGAAGGGTCGTTGCGTATCATGGAAGACGCCGTTAAAAATGATTTGTGGTCGCAGCGCATTCCATATATTCGCGCCGCCAAAGAGAAGATACTAAACGAGTTGGCGTTTTTTCCAAAGTTGCAATCTTTCATTGATGCTGATACGGCCGAGCAATAAATAATAAAAATAAACCGCATATTAAATTAAATTAAATTAAATTAAATTTAAAATTTAAAATTTAAAATTTAATTAACTAACTATTCTTCAGTTCAAATATTCAAACTAATTGTATTTTTTTCAGATCGTGGTTTTCGTTTGCTCTTCATGGGTGCATTCGATCCACTGCCGTTACCGCTTTCAATATCTGCAAATTGCGACTGTCCTCCCGACTGAAACGATTCCTGTGACTGCGACTGTGGCTGCGACTGAATGTTGATATTTTTCGTTTTCAGTCCGGATAAAATGCTGTTGATGTCGGTATCCGCACTTGGGCCGCGCATTTCAGGGCGGCGCTGCATCTGTGCGGGTTGCGACTGCGATTGCGACTGCGAAGATCTGCCCATAAACATTCCGCCATCCATATCGTCATCATCTGACATATTTATTCCGGTATTCATTTGTCCGCGGCCAAGGTTGATATCGGGGCGATTGATAATGGGAATCGCGGCGCCTGGACGCGGGGGAGGTGGAGCGGCGTTAACGCTTTTTGTCGCGACGGGTGGGGGTGGTGGTCTAGACGGCATATTGCTACCGCCACTGCCACCGCCACCGCCACCCATAATGTCGCTCATAAAACTAGTGAATCCGGCACCGGCCCCACCACCTCCATTAGTACCGCGACCGTTCAATCCTTGTGTCTGATTTGACGACGACATGGAATTCACAGCTGCTTGGGTGAATTGTTGCATGAGTTCCGGGTTCTGGCGCATAATGTCGTCCATTCCAGGTAGCGCCGACTTGAACATGGTATTTGTCATATGCAACATGATCGCGCTGCCTCCGAGCTGGAACAGTAGTTTAAGTTCCGGTGCCATTTGAGCTTTGGATTTATATTTTTCGTGCAACTCTGCAAAAATCTCGTCGTATTCGTCAATGTTTTCGTTCACTTGCTCGGACCATCCGTCCAACTTTAAGTCGAACGGGTCGAATTTGTTATTTAGAAACTCTAACCCAGTAATACACGCCAACAACATCTTGCCCTGGAATTTTTTACTATTTTGATGTTCGCGTTCTTCAACGTGGGTCTCGTACTCGCCGCGCATTTCAAGAATCGACGACTCCATCGTATATTTTTTTGTCAGGGTTACCCCCTTCGCCTCCAACTCTTCAAGTTTTCGCAACAATTTAAACTTTTCGCGTAACAGCTCTTCTTTCGACATTTGCTGTGGAGCCGCTGCTCCACCCGTGCTGGCGCTGTCTACCGGAATATCGGGGTTCATAGGAATGTTATTGAATTTAGCGTACCCGTCCCAGGTGGGCTTATCGTCTCCTCCCGATGTATTGGCTGTAGCCGAGCCGATACTGAATGACGGAATCGCGTCACCTCCACCCATACTGTCGCGGTCGTCGCCGCTGGCATTCCCGTCGTCGTTTGAAAAGTTGATACTGAATATATCGGACTTCATATTGCGCGACGATATCTTTTTAGAATTAGAATTGCCCATAGAATTTATATCCCCACTAATGTCGTTCAGTTCGTTTTCCAACATGGTTAAGTCATTTAGCGTAATATCATCTCCACCACCGCCACCACCCCGGCGACCACCGCCACCGTCGTTTTTGAATTTATCATTCATAAGCAGTTCAATTCCGCTACCGAAATTCGTAGAAGATCGACCACCGCTTCCAATCATATCTAGGTCAATAACTTCCGGTCCAGATCCCATGCTATTTGTATAATTTATAAAGTAAAACTTCTTTCTTTAGCAAACTTCTTATAAAAAGTTTAAATCGTTTACCGACGTTATTATTTAATTTATTTTCATTTTGAGTTTCATTTTAGAGAAATGTTTAGGTAAAAGTAAAAAGTAAAAAGTAAAACGTAAAAAGTAAAATGAAAATAAATAAAATCTCAGATAAAAAAATTTTCTAAACGTATGATATAAAAACAAAACAACACAACAAACAATCTTATACAATGCTTGGAAATCTAGGACAATCTTTAGTCGGCGGCAGACGTCGCAAATCTTCTTACCGTCGCAGTAAATCCGGCCGTCGTCAGAGTGGTAGTACCCCCCCTGAAATAGTGGGAGGCCGTCGTCGCAGCCGCAGCCGCAGCGCAACTAGACGTCGTTCCAAGTCCAGGCGCCACCAGTAAACAATATCTATTATCTAATATAATAATATAATAACGTAATCGCGTTCATTTTTTCAAATTTCAACATTTCGAAAAATGAAATTTTAATTTTTAATATTGTGAAATGTATGTAACCAACCAAAATAAAAAATAATATGAACAGTTTAGCAGGTATTCCATCACATGCATATTATCGTTTAAACACAAATACGATTCCGAATCCACAAGATTCAAGAGCGTTAGGACCGTCACAAGTTGGCGGTAAAAAAACTCGAAGGCTGCGCCGGCATCGTCGTCGCGTACAAAAAAGTAAAGTTGTTAAAAATAAGAATAAAAATGCTGGCGGCAGTAGATCTCGTCGTCGTCGCCATAAAAAGACAAAGACGCCGAGTTACGTGAATTATGCGGGTCGTCAGATTGGACATCAAAGTCAGCGACAAAGCCAACGACAAAGAAGCCAGTCTGGAGGGTTTCAAAGCGACACAAATTTAATCGTATCATCTTTAGGAAATTTAGTTGAGGCAGGGGTCTCAACACTTAGAGGTACCGATAATGGACCTAGCGCGCTACCATTTTCAGACACGCCATATCAACGTAACTTGTAATCTTATAATAAATATTATATTATGAAATAACAATAATATTATTGTTGTATTAAGTATTATTTATTTTTTAATATCTATAATAAGTATGTAGATAGAAAATGAACGTATCCGTATCCACTCGACGACATAAACGTAAACGCATACGCATATCGAGATACAAACGCAAACAACCTAGAAATAGAAACAGCTCTCAAAATGGCGGTAGAAAGTGGTCTTTAAAATACAAGAAGAGTATTGATTGCAATCGTCCGCGCGGGTTCTCGCAACGACAGTACTGCAAATACGGTGCAAAAAAGACAATGAGATTCAATCAATCTGGAGGAGACGGTTTAAACCACTTCCCATCCGATATAAGTATGTCTTTACGTTCAATAGGTGATACCTTTTCAAATGTTGTAGATGGGATAAAAGGATTTGCTCCCGGACCCAGTTCGCTCCCGTACAACGATCACAAACTCCAAAAAACCGAGGTTGCATTTTCTGAACGTATCCCGGATATCGCGGTATATTATAAAAACGCAATGAACCTCATCCCTGCACTTTAGTCAAACAAAAATATTATTTTATATTATTAATATAATAATAATATTTATCATCTATCCATCTATCTATCCATCCCTTAAAAATGCAATCCGTTGCGTACGAATTAAAGCGCATGTGCACGCCGGCTACGGTGTACCTCGTTGTTGCGATTCTATTTACAATCACC